AAGCGATGTCACTACAAATGTTAATATTGTAGAAACTAAAATTATGATTGACTTGACTGGTCTTAAAGATGGAGGCACTGCTGGTGATATTATCGGTAAAGATGGAGCTGGTGTTGCTTTTATTGGGCAAGTAACAACTGCAAATCAAGGAACTGTTTTTGGGGTAACGATGGCTTGTCTTGAAACACCTGCTGGTGGTAGCACAGATATTGATTTATTTTCGGCAACTGAAGGCACTGGTGTTAATGACACTGCAATCGGTGACCTTACTGAAACACAAATTATTAATGCTGGTGCAGCATCTGCTGGTACAGTAGTTGCTGGTGGTGATATAGTTGCTGACCAGTTTTTATATTTGGTAAGTCAAGGCACTGGCGATGCTACTTATACTGCTGGTAGATTTTTAATAACGATTACTGGTTTTGATGCAGCTAGTTAATAGGAGAATATTATGAACTCAGATATAGGAGCAAAAACTTTAACTAGCACTGGAACTATTCAGTCTGGTCGAACAAGATTGCTATCTATTTATTATGTGGGTCATGCGTCAGCAGGTAGTTTAACATTTAAAGATGGTGGTGGAAGTGGCACACAAAAACTTGTCATAGCTACACCAGCTTCAAGTGCTGCTGACCAATATCAAGTGGATATGCCTTTAGATGGTATTCTGTTTAAAAGCGACATGCACTTGACTATTAGCAATGTAACCTCTGTTACAGTTTTTGTAACACCGATTACTGCTGATACTGATAATGGATAGTTATACAGAAGAATTACTTGGATTAAAGCGAGGTGGGATGCCACCTCGCAAGAAGAAGTATTTTAGAAGCACAAAGTCTGGAGCTGGTATGACTAAAGCTGGTGTTGAAAAATACAGAAGAGATAATCCTGGTTCTAAATTAAAAACCGCAGTTACTAAAAAGAAAAACTTAACGAAAAAAGAGAAGTCTAGAAGAAAGTCATTTTGTGCTAGAAGTTTAGGACAGATGAAAAAATTTCCGAAAGCAGCTAAAAATCCTAATTCAAGATTACGACAAGCAAGAAGAAGATGGAGATGTTAAGTGAAACTATCCGAAAACTTTAGTTTGCATGAATTTACTAAATCACAAACTGCTATAAGAAATAACATAGACAACACACCAAATGAAAAACAAATATTTAATTTAAGAAATTTATGTGTGCATGTTTTACAACCAATTCGTAATAATTTTTTACAACCAGTAATAATAAGCTCTGGATTTAGGTGTGTAGAACTAAATCTTAAAATTGGAGGTAGTATTAAATCACAACATGTGCAAGGTCAAGCAGCAGATATTGAAGTAGTTGGAGTAGATAATTCTCATTTATCTAATTACATAAATGATAATTTAAAATTTGACCAATTAATTTTAGAATTTTATGATGGAGTAGACCCACACTCTGGATGGGTGCATGTATCGTATAGTACAGAAAACAATAGATTAAAATACATGGAGGCTTACAAAAATGAAGAAGGCAAAACAAAATATAGGATGAAGTAATGGAATCAGTAACACCAGAATTAATCGAAACATTGCACAATATATCTTGGTTTGATGGTATCTGTTATATCGTATTAGGTTTAGGAACATATGCAGTGTATAGATGGATAAAAAGTAAATGGCGATAGGTAGAAGTCAAATGAGACAACAAGTTTCTAAACCACCACAGAAAAAAAAGTGGTCGATGAAACGCAAGAAAAAAATTAATTGTGCTAAACCAAAAGGGTTTAGTGAGAGGGCTTATTGCCAAGGTAAAAAGAAGAGACAACGCAAGTAGACAAGTAAGGTCTAGATTGGTATTATTAGGAAAGGATAAAAAATGACAAAATTATGTGAAAGAGGAAAAAGAGCTGCTAAGAAAAAATTTAAGGTTTATCCGTCAGCTTATGCTAATGCATATGCCTCAAAAATATGTGCAGGAAAAATTAAAGACCCTAGTGGTGTTAAAAGAAAAGATTTTAAAGGACCAAAACCAGTCAAATTAGGAGGCGAAATGAAAAAACCAGTAAAAAAAGCAGGATTAGGTTTACTAATGGCAGTAAATGAAATTAGAAAACAAGGAAAGAAGGAGGGCAGGAGACAAGCTCAAGAAGGTCAAAGTCAAGACAAACAATACCAAGAGTATTTAGCTTCAAAGAATGTTTCTGAACCTAAAAACATGAATACTGGAGATTTAGCTGAACTTACAGATAAATTTGAAGGTCATGATGTAAATGGAGGTTCTATTAAAGGAGAATATGGAATTAACTCTAGTATGAGAAATTATTATAAAGATATACTTGGCTAATGGCTAAGAGTGGTTTAAAAAAATGGTTTGCCCAAAAGTGGGTAGACATAGGAAGTAAAAAAAAAGATGGTTCATTTGCACCTTGTGGAAGAAGCAAACAAAAAGCAGATGCGAAAAGAAAATATCCTAAATGTGTTCCTTTAGCAAAAGCTAGAAGAATGAGTGAAGGACAAAGAAAAAGTGCAGTAAGTAGAAAAAGAGCAAAAGCACAAGGAGTTGGTGGTAAACCAACAAATGTTAAAACTTTTGCAGTCGAAGGTGGACTAGCAGATTATTATAAAGGAATATTGTAATGAGTGGCAAAACAAAAACTATGAAAACTAAAGATGGTAGAAATATACCTATAATTGAACCAGAAAATAAATTTATTAAAAGAAAACCAACAAAAAAAGAAATGCAAGAAGACAGAGCTAAAAATAGACCCTCTCGTAATATAACAGGCGACAGAGCTAAACAGAGAGAAAAGAAAAAATATGTTAGTGATGTGAAAAAAGCAGCTGAACTTGGTTTTGGTTTAGGTAGAAAGTTTGGAGTTAAAAATCAATTTATGCAACAACAAAAACCATTAGGAAAAGTAGGTAAAAAAACTGGTGACATGATACTTTCTCCTAAAGCAGATTTAGATGGAGATGGTATGTTTAGTGAATACGAAAAGAAACGAGGTATGGCGGTTCAAAAAGCTATGGCAGAAAATAATAAACCAGTAAAGGTTGCTCAAGCAAGTCAAGGTAGTGGTATAGCTATTCGTGGAACAAAATTTACAGGTGTATTTTAGGATAAGATATGGCAACTTCTGGAACTACAGCATTTGATTTAGATATAGATGATATTATACAAGAGGCTTATGAAAGATGCGGAGTTAGAACTAATTCTGGATATGATTTAAAATCTGCTAGAAGAAGTTTAAATATATTATTTAGTGAGTGGGGTAATAGAGGAGTACATTTATGGAAAGTAGAATTAAAAACTCAAGAGCTTACTGCTGGAACAGCGACATATGATGCACCTACAAATGCGAATGATATTTTAGAGGCTTATATATCAACGACTACCTCTCAAACTGCTACAACCAATGATGTATCACTAACTAAAATAAGTAGAAGTGAATATGCCGCCTTACCAAATAAAGGTTCTCAAGGTCAACCTAGTCAGTATTATGTTGATAGACAAACTACACCTAAAATAACTTTGTATCAAACACCAGATGCTTCTACATACAAATGTGTGAAATATTATTATTTAAAAAGAATTGAGGATGCTGGTTCATACTCTAATGAAGCAGACATAGTATTTAGGTTTATACCTTGTATGGTTGCAGGTCTTGCTTATTATTTATCACTAAAAAGAAATCCACAATTAGTCCAACAAAATAAATTATTATATGAAGATGAATTACAAAGAGCTTTAACAGAGGATGGACAAAGAACTTCTGTGTATATTACACCACAGAGTTATTTTCCACAAGGTGCTTAGATGCCATATGCAAGAGGTAAATATGCAAAAGCAATATCAGATAGGTCAGGCATGGCATTTCCTTATAATGAAATGGTAAAAGAATGGAATGGTTTACTGGTACATAAATCTGAATATGAAGAAAAACATCCACAAATTAGAAGAAAACATATCAAGGGAGATGCTATAGCTTTAGCAAACGCAAGACCTAGACCTAAAGATGATGATAAACAATTTGTGCTATATATTAGTAGTGGTTTTTTTGCAGAAAGCGGAGATAGTGGTATAAATAGTGGTGCAAGTATGACAGTAACAGATAGTAAGGATATATTAGGAACAACTTTAACTTCTTTTGAATTAACAACATCTGTTGGAACAGATTTTACAGTGACAATAACATGAGTATATCTCACACAAATTTTTTAACACAAGTAAGAAACTACACTGAAGTAGATTCAAATGTTTTATCCGATACTTTGTTAGACCAATTTATAAGAAATACAGAAATAGACATTGCAAATAAAGTTGATTACGATGATATAAGAGAATATGTTACTGCTGTAACAGGCACTTTAAAATATTTAAATGTACCTGATGATTGTTTAGTAATTCGTTCCGTACAAATTATAAGTAGCAATGTTAGAGATTTTTTGGAAAAAAGAGATACTTCTTTTATAGCAGAATTTAATCCAAATGATTCTACAGGGCAACCTAAATATTATGCTAATTGGGATGATAAAAATATTTTATTTGCTCCAGTGCCAGACCAAGCATATGATATACAATTAAATTATATTAAAGACCCTGAGCATTTTAATTCTACGACAGATACTTTTTTATCTAAACATCAAGAGGCTTTATTGTTACATGGTGTATTGACTGAATGTTTTAGTTATTTAAAAGGTCCTGTTGATATGTACAACTTATACAAAACAAAGTATAATGAAGAAATACAAGACTTTGCATTGCAACAAATGGGTCGAAGAAGAAGAGCCGAGTACGATGATGGTGTACCTAGATTAAAAGTAGCTTCTCCTTCACCTTAACAATAAGGAGAAAAAATATGGCAATAACAACAAGTGCAGTATGTAATGTTTTTAAAACAGATGTTTTAAAAGGAGTGCATAATTTTACTAATCCTGGTGGTAATAGTTTTAAATTATCTATGTACACTAGTTCAGCAACTTTAGGAAAATCAACAACATCTTTTACTTCAGATGCTCAAGTATCATCACCTTCTGGTTATTCTAGTGGAGGTAAGGCTTTAGTAGCAGTTACACCTACTTTAAGTTCTGATACCGCTGTAGTAGATTTTGCTGATTTATCTTTTGTAGGTGTATCACTTACCGCAAGAGGAGCTTTAATTTATAATGACACTGCTAGTGGTGACCCAGCAGTTGCAGTATTAGATTTTGGTGGAGATAAAACAGCTACTTCAGGAACTTTTACAATACAATTTCCTACTGCAAATTCATCAAGTGCTATTATAAGAATAGCTTAAATAGGAGATTTGTTCAGTGACTACTAGAACATTAACTATTACTGTTGTTGGTGGTAATCCTTCTAATCATCCATATCATAATGTTGGTTCTAGTAATAAATATGCAATAGATGGTTCTACTGCTACTGCAGATGTAACTTTATATCTTGCTGAAGGGGGAACTTATGTTTTTGACCAATCAGATAATACGAATAGTGGTCATCCTTTAAGATTTTCTACAACTGCTAATGGAACACATTCTGGAGGAAGTGAATATACTACAGGTGTTACAGTATCAGGTGTACCCGGTAATTCTGGTGCTAAAACCACCATAGTAGTAGCTGATTCTGCACCAACTCTTTATTATTATTGTACTAATCATTCCAACATGGGTTGGACTGCAAATACTGTAGATGCTACTTCTTGGGGTGTTTTATCTTGGGGAGAAGGTGCATGGGGTGACCAAAACGACATATCCGTATCAGTTACTGGAGTTGCTTCTACTACTGCTATTGGTTCTGTTACCATTGATGCAGAAATAGGTGAAGGTTGGGGTCGAGGAACTTGGGGTAATAGAGTTTGGGATGGTGTATATTCCGTCATACCAACAGGTGTATCTGCCACATCTGCAATAGGAACAGCAACAGCAAGTATTTCATTTACAGCATCTGTTACTGGTGTGGCTACCACTTCTGCTGTAGGTAGTGTAACTACAACACAAGGAGTAGAGATAACTCCGACTGGTCAGGAATTGACTGGTTCTGTAGGAACTGTTGATTTTGACGGAGATGCTTCAACTGGAGTAACAGGTGTTGCAATGACATCAGCGACTGGAGAGGCAATCGTTGCACCGATTACATTAGTTGATGTAACAGGCGTTGCTCTCACAAGTGCTATAGGTGATGTGGTATTAGAAATGACAGGAGCAGTAAATGTTACAGGTGTGGCAACAACAAGTGCAGTTGGTTCTATAACACCAGTATCAGGCTATGATGTTACTGGAGTAGCCATGACATCAGCGGTAGGCACAGTAGCGGAAGTTACAGGCACAGGCACAGTTGATGATGTTACTGGTGTAGCATTGACTACAAGTGTTGGAAGTGTAATAATAATTGCATGGAATAGAATAGATACTGGTACTCCAGTAGTTTGGACAAAAATAACAACAGCAGCATAAAGGAATAAAATATGGCATCTACTTTCTCATCAGATTTAAAACTGGAACTCATGGCTACTGGTGAAAATGCTGGTACATGGGGAACAAAAACAAATAATAATTTAAATTTAGTACAACAAGCAATAGGTGGTTTTGAGCAAGTAACAGTTGGTGACGGAGCAACAGTTGCATTAGCAATGACCGATGGTACAGTATCAAACGCAAGAAATATGGTTGTAAAAGTGGCTACTGTAACCCTATCAGGAGCCACTGTTTTAACAGTTCCAGATAGCATTGAAAAAATGTACATCTTTGATGTAACTGGAGTAACTAATCCAACAAACTTAACTATTAAAACTGCAAGTGGTTCTGGTTTTTCTCCAGACCAACAAAAAATATATTTTGCATATGCAGATGGAACAAACATTGTTGAAGTATCACTTGATAGTTTAGGTGGTGCGGTAGGTACAGCGAGTTTACCAACAGTACCAGTTACAAAAGGTGGAACTGGTTTAACATCTGCTGGTTCCGCAAATCAAGCATTAAAAATGAATAGTGGTGGTAGTGCTTTAGAATTTGGAACATTAGCAATAGCTGGTGGAGGAACTGGTGCAACAACTTTAGCTGGTGCTAATATTGTAGCATCTAATGCTAATACCACTTTTACAAAAGCATTACGAGGTAGTACACAAACTGCTGGTTCTCAAACTGGTAGTGTTACGTTAGATTTTGACACATATCAAAACTTTGTTCTTACAGCAACAGGTAATGTTACATTAGCTAACCCTTCTACTGAATCAGTAGGACAATCTGGTATTATAGTATTTATTCAAGATGGTACTGGAAGTAGAACATTAAGTTTAGGAACAGACTACGAAACTGCTGGGGGTGCTGGTTTAACTATAAGCACTGCTGCTAACGCAGTTGATGTTATACCATATTTTGTTAAAGCTGCCTCAAGTATTCAACTAGGAGCACCTCAACTTGCGTTTGCATAGGAGACATAAGTAATGCCTTTACAAGGTGAATTTTTTCAAAAACCAGTAGGTGCTAGTGGGTTTTATGACTATCAGATAGAACAGTCAGTTAGATTAGACAGAAGCGTTACAAGTGATGGAGGTGCAAACGGAAATCATTTAAGAAGAGCATCTTCAGAAATACCTACTCCTTCAAATTCTTATAAATTTACTTTTAGTACATGGATAAAAAAACTTTCTGCAGGTTTAAGTTTTCATCAGACACTACTTTTTTCTATAGTTGGTGGTCAAGGTAAAAGTATTTATATAGATACCAGTTCACAAAATGATAAAATTTATAGTGCAGAGTTTGGAAGTAGTGCATATGAATATGATGCAGTTTTAAGAGATACTACTGCTTGGTATCACCTGGTGTTTATATGGGATACAACTCAAGGAACAGCTGCAAATAGACAAAAATTTTACATAAATGGAACACAACAAGATGTAGGAGATACTAGACACAACTGGAGTCAAAATTCAGCTATATGGTGGAATACACCTACATCATCTACAACATATGCAACGGCAATAGGAGCCAATGCTTTTGGACACTCAGAAGGTAATAGTTATGGAATGTATGTTTATTTAGCAGAAACTATAGGTATAGATGGGCAAGATGTTTCTATTTCTGATTTAGGTGAAACAAAGAATGGTGTTTGGATTCCGAAAGACCCTAGTGGTTTAACTTTTGGAAATAATGGCTACTATCTTAAATATGAAAATGCAAGTGACCTCGGGAATGACAGCTCGGGTAACAATAATGATTACACACCAGTAGGTATGGCTGCAGACAATCAAGTTCTTGATAGTCCAACATTTGGGAGTTAATTTTATGGCGAGTAGTGGAAATTTTTGTATTTTAAATCCTTTAGCACAATTTGGTGGCTCAACTGATGCTTCTACTAGAAGAAATAGTATGAGTGATGGTAATTTAAAATATGTAAATTTAACTGGAAATACAGCAGTAGGAAATATTGGAGTAACTTCTGGTAAATGGTATTATGAAGTATATATAAGTAGTTTTAATGCTGATAATGGAATGGCTATTGGTTGGGCAAATGATGTATCTAATTTAGATGCAGAATTAGGATATAATACACCGTCTCAATCTAGTGGTGCACAAGCATTTGGTTTATATATGCAAAACCAAAAGTTAATATATGGTCCTGGTGATGGTGGTAGTTCTTATAATAAAACTTATGGTAGTGGTACTCCTACTGATGGAGATATAATTCGTATATGGTTAGATGCAGATAATGGTAGGTTTTGGGCAGGATTAAATGGAACTATATGGGGTTCAGGCGACCCATCTGCTGGAAGTAACTGGGGTTTTGGTACTGGAGGTTCACCACACAATATAGCTATGACAACAAGAACATTATTTCCAGCAATAGGAAACTGGTCTGCTGCTGATGCAACTGTTATATTTAACTTTGGGCAAGATAGCACATTTCAAGGAGCTGTATCCGCAGGTGGTAATGCAGATGGTAATGGATTTGGAGATTTTAAATATGACCCAGATGGATTTTTAGCTCTTTGTTCCGCTAATTTACCTTTATCATCTGACTTAGACCCAGCAGAAACTGATGATGATTATGCTGGTACTAAACAATTTAATGCTATAAAATATGTTGGTAACGATGGCACTAACAATATTACTTATGGCTTCAAACCTGATTTAGTCTGGGGTAAAGATTTAGATGGTATAGGGGGTGGTTATTCACCACACGTTTGGGATACCACTAGAGGAGATGATTACTATATGTATTCAAATGGCACAGCTGCAAGTACAACAAGTGGTAGTGACTACTTAGAGTTTACTTCTACTGGTATTAAATTAGATAACAGCTGGGATGGTATTAATCATAGTGGTGCTAATTATATAAGTTTTGGATGGAGAGCAAATGGAGGAACAACATCAACTAATAATGAGGGTAATCATACAAGCACAGTACAAGCAAATACTGTAGGAGGTTTTAGTATAATATCTTATGCAAATTATACAAGTGCTAGTGGTGTAACTGTAGGTCATGGTCTTACTCAAGCTCCAAATTTGTATATACACAAATCAACCGCAAACACATCGAACTGGAATGTATATCATCATTCTTTGGGTGCAACAAAAGCATTAGTAATGAACTCATTAGCTGGAGAAGCAACCGCTGTTGGTTATTGGGCTAACACAGAACCTACCTCTACTGTATTAAGTTTAGGTAATGGATTTGCTGGAACTGGTGCTGGAATTGTATATGCGTGGCATGAGGTGCCGGGGCTATCTAAGTTCGGCAAGTACAATGGGTCAGGTACATCAGACGGCACATACATAGAGTTAGGCTTTCGCCCAAAAATGTTATGGATAAAGAGAAGTAGTTCATCTTCAATAACTTATGGATGGAATTGTTTTATAGATACGATTAATGATAATGTAAACAAAGCACAGTTTAAAGGTTGGTGGCTAGACCAGTATGTAGGAGCAAGTAGTAATTATCCAGTAGATTTTCTTAGTACAGGCTTCAAGCACAGAAATAATAATGCTAATTTAGATAGCACTGGAGAAGCATTTGTATATATGGCTTGGGCAGATACACCAGCAAAGTATTCTGTAGCTTTTTGATAATTAAAAAGGAGAAATAAAAATGTGGGCTTATATAAAGGATAACAAGATAGAGGAGATAATTGCTAGACCTAAAGATATGGTCATAGATGATGTAAGACATTCTCGAAGAATATTTAGTGCATGGACTTGGGATGAATTAAATGCCATAGGTATTTACACAGTAGAATCAGGAACACAAGGTGATGATAGGTTTGAAACAACAAGTCAACCTACATACACTTTTAGTAGTTCTGATAAAAAAGTTACTACAAAATATACCACAACTGATAAAGAACTTAATGATGTAAATGCTAAAAACGAAGATGGTAGTGATAGAAAAGACCCTGTAACAGGTGAGCAAATAGTCAATTATGGGTTAAAAACTATAGCTAAAAATTCAATTAAAAAACAAGCTAATGGATTAATAGTTAGATTTAACTGGTTAGTAGAAAGAAGTATTTATGATAGTAGTAAAGCAATTCCTGATGCAGTAAAAACATATGTTACGGCTATAAGAAAAGACTGTAATGATATTGAAACAGCAATAACAAATGCTAGTGATATGACTGCTTTTAAAGCATTGTATGCAGATGAATTAAATAGTGATGGTTCAGTAAAAACAGTAGCAAGAATAAATAGGTGGACAACTGATTCAACTGTAACTGACTACATAAGATAATGATATGCTTAGTGAAATCCAGATTGTTGGAGGTATAAACAAACAAGTAACACCTACAGGTGCACAAGGTAAATGGGTTGATTGCGATAATGTAAGATTTCGTTATGGTTTTCCAGAAAAAATAGGTGGATGGGAGCAAACAACTTCAAGCACTTTAGTTGGTGTTGCTAGAGACATGCACATTTGGAGTGACCTTACTGGCAAAAGATATATAGCTTTAGGCACAAATAAAGGTTTGTTTATTTATCATGATGGTTTAATGTATGATGTATCTCCGTTAGACACTAATATAACATCTTGCACATTAACAACCACAAATAATTCAGCTACTGTAACTGTCAACAAAACAGCTCATGGACTAGAGGTAGGGGATTTATTTTTATTTTCTAGTGTTACATTACCAGGTGGAGGCACTGGTTTTGTTGGTGCAGATTTTACACAAAATACCTTTGAAGTAATAACAAGAACTTCTGATACTTTTACTGTAACAGCAGGTAAAGTAGAATCAGGTGCTGGATTCACTGCTGGTGGTAGTGTAACTTTATCTCCCTATTTTAAAGTTGGAGATGCTGTTCAAGTTATTGGTTATGGTTTTGGAACAGGTTTATATGGAGGCACTAATCCTTCTATCACAAGCACAACTTTAAATGGTGCTTTACTCGATGATACAAACGGAACAGGTGGCTCTGGAACAACCATTACATTAACATCAGTATCAGGTTTTAGTGGTACTGGTGGCACACTAAAAGTGGGAGAAGAGTTAATTACCTACACTGGAGTAGTAGGTAGCACAGTTACTGGAATAGTTAGAGGAGCTTCTGGCTCTACTCGTTCTGCACATAGTGATGGAGCAGTTGTAGAAGAAGCATCTAGTTTTACAGGTTGGGGTAGTGCATCACCTACTGGAGAAGTAACATTAGAACCAGCTAATTGGTCATTAGATAATTTTGGAGAAATATTAGTTGCTACAGTAAGAAATAATAAAACATTTCAATGGAATCCAAGTAGCAGTTCTGCGTTATCTACAAGAGCTACAGTTATATCTAATGCACCTATACAAAGTGTTATGACAGTTATATCAGATAGAGATAGACATTTAATTCACTTAGGAACAGAAACCACTGTTGGCACATCTAGTCAAGATAAGATGTTTATAAGGTTTTCAGACCAAGAAAATTTCTCAGATTATACACCAACTTCTACAAACACAAGTGGTACATTTAGATTAGATAGTGGTACAAAAATAGTAGGAGCAGTTAATGCTGGTAGTTACATATTAATATTGACTGATACCTCCGCTTATATCATGCAGTTTGTAGGACCTCCTTTTACTTTTAGTATAAGACAAGTTGGAGCTAATTGTGGTTTAATATCTCAACATGGATTGGTTGCGGTAAATGGAGTTGTGTATTGGATGGGTCAAGCAGGAGGTTTTTATTTATATGATGGCACTGTAAAAAAAATAACATGTTCTGTTGAGGATTTTGTTTTTACTACTCAAGACACAGATGACTTAGGTTTAAACTTTGATGCTTCTGATGTAGTGTATGCTGGATATAATTCTTTATTTAGTGAAATTAATTGGTTTTATCCAAAAGCTACATCAACACAAATTGATAGAGTAGTAAGCTATAACTATGTAGAAGGTTTGTGGACTATAGGCACATTACCAAGAACTACCTATTACGATAAAACAATTTTTGACAATCCTTATGCTACTGATTATAGTGCATCTGCCACACCAAACTTTCCTATTATACAAGGAGTAACTAATACGAATGGTGCTACTACTTTGTACGCACATGAAAAAGGTAATAATCAAGTTTTAGCAGATGGTACACAATCAGCGATTATAGGAAGTATTCAAAGCGGAGACTTTGAAGTAAGAGGTCAACAAAATAATATGAATGTTACTGGTGAGTTTTTTATGAAGATTAGTCGTTTCATACCAGACTTTAGAGCTTTAGTAGGGAATGCAAAAGTCACAATTAATTTAAAAGATTTTCCAAGTGATACTGAGGCTAGTAGTAGTTTAGGACCTTTTACTGTAAGTAATTCAACACAAAAGGTAGATACCAGAGCTAGGGCAAGAGCTTTAAATTTAAAAATCGAAAATGAAACAGTTAATGAAAACTGGAGGTACGGAACATTTAAAGCTGATGTTCAAGCGGATGGTAGAAGATAATGTATGGATGTCAAAAAGGTAATAAGTTTTGACAAAGGAGTAGTATGGAAAAGTGACCATACTTCAAACCCTTATGCAATAGTTTTAAAAGCAAAAAAAATATGGAGATTTACAAAAACAGAAAACCCTAAATCTTATGATTTTTTTGCAAAATTAATCGATGAAAATGCGACAATTTTTAAATGGGGTTTACAAAAACAAAAATCATTTAAAATTTTTAATCATAATCAATATTGTTATTTTTACACACAAGATGAGATAGTTTATAGAGTTGTATTTCAAGAAGAAAAAGAAAAGAAAAAAACAAAAAAGATTAAAAAGACAAGTAAAGATAAATTAGTTTACTAATTGTAGTATACAAGTGAATAGACCTATTAACAAATTTGTGATAATCTTTTTAAATATAAATTACTAAGTTAGTAGGAGTAATAATGAACGAAAAAAAAATACAAGGTGTTATTAGTGGTTTAGAGAAAGCTACAAAATTACATGCTAAACAAGCAAAAATATTAAAAAAAATTATATCTGATGAAAAAAAAAGAACCACTAAAAGGAACAGGAAAAAAACCTAAAGGCAGTGGTAGGAGGTTATATACTGATGAAAACCCTAAAGATACAGTACGAATAAAATTTAAAACACCTACCGATGCTAGAGAAACTGTTAAGAAAGTAAAAAAGTTAAATAAACCTTTTGCACGAAAAATACAAATATTAACAGTTATGGAACAAAGAGCAAAAGTTATGGGTAAGACTAAAGTAGTAGAGATTGCAAAAAAAGGAAAAGAGTCAATCAGAAGAGCAAAAAAAAGGAGCACTGCGTAATGTCTAAAATTATTACTTTTATACCAGAACCTAAAGAAGAGTATAATTTAGAAAATCAAAGACTAATAAATTTAGCATTGACACAAATTATAGATAAGTTAAATACTTCTTATCAACAAGAAATTAAAAACGAACAACAAGCATTTGAGTTTTTTTTATCATGACAATACAATATAAAAATGCTGGTTTTAATTTAACCACTACTGGTACAACTTCTGTTTTGACAGCTCCTACAAGTGGAAGATGTTTAATAAAACAAATACAAGCACACAATGGTTCAACTGGAAATGTAAGTTTAGTTACACAAGTGACTGATACAAGTGCCACATCAACTTTTAGAATAGATAATGCATCTATTGCAGCTAATACTACGAGACAAATAATATCACAAACTTTAGTGTTAGAAGAAGGTGATGTTTTAAAAATGACCGCTGATACAGCAAACGAAATACAAGGTATTATATCGTATGCTTTATTGGATAGGTCGCAAGAAAATGGTTAGTAAACTTTCAGATTCTATTTTTTTATTAAAAAGTTTTGTCACAAAAGATTGGGCAAACAATATAGTGAAGTATGCTGATTTAGTTTGCAAACAAAAAGCAACAGTATTAGGAGAAAAAAAACATATTAAAGATACTAAGGTCAGAGATGTTTTAACATATGGGTTTAGCGAAAATGTTGAACAAGATATGATTTATTTAAATTATTTAGTAGATGTTATATCTAAAGCATTAGAAGAATACATGAAGTTTTTTACTTATATAAACCCTCGTATGCGTATGGACAGTGCTAATCTTTTAAAATATGAAGTTGGTAATTATTATAAAACACACATAGATGTGCATAGCTCTGTAAATCGAATCGTTTCAGTTATTATTAATTTAAATCAAGATTACGAAGGTGGTGGTATAGTTTTTTATGAAAATAAAACTAGAGTTCCATATACGAAATGTGAGTTAAAAACTGGGGATTTGCTTATGTTTCCTAGCACTTTCTTATATCCACACAGTGTGCAACCTATAACAAAAGGTAATCGATATTCTATAGTTGCATGGTTGAATTAATATTTTGTTGACATTATGTGATAAGATTTGATATAATAAGTTATAACAAAGGAAAAAAAATGACAAACAATTATTATTACATTACAACTGGACAATTTCAAAGAGTTGAACTTTACGATATAGCTAATGCCAAATCGCATTACTATTCAACTGGTGGCAATAAAATGTATGTTTTGAGACATTCATTTGAAGATTATAATGGTACAGTTAAAGATTGGTATGTTAAGACTTTATCTAAAAATATAGATGTTGCAATCAAGAAAGCTAAAGAATGGGTCAAAGAAAATGGTGAAAAAAATCACGATTTAATAATTAATAGCGATTATCAAGAAGTAGACCCTAATGACACAATTCCTCAATGGGTTAAAGATATTAAAAAAAGCAATCAAATAGAAAAGGATAAAGCAAAAGAACGAGTAAAGAAATGGGAAGCTGAGAAAAAACAAAGAGAATTAGAGAAAGAGAAAAAACATAAAAAGATTTTATCAGAATTATCTAAATCTGAGTATGTGGGTCAACCTAAAGATAGATTGGAAAAAAAACTTACTGTTACATATTTTAAGTGTAAAGAAGTAGACCCTTATTGTTATGGAGCTCCTTCTTATGTGAACATTATCACATTGGTAGACGAAGAAAAAAATATTTATTCTTATATTGGTACATCTGACTTAGGTTGTGATGAGGAGCTTGTTGGTAAAACTTTTAATATAAAATTTACAGTAAAAAAGCATTCTTTATATACTCCTAAATTTGCTAGACTTTTTGACGAACATTATGAAGATGAGTACACGATAAATGATTACGGAGTAGATTTTAAAGGTGCAAAGCAAACTATAATACAAAGACCTAAAGTAATAAATTAGGTCTTTTATTTTTTTATTTAGTGTGATACTTTATAATTAATTTTTATTCAAATCTATTCTCCAATTCAACCCTAACTATTTAGTTAGGGTTTTTTATTGATATATCCTTAAATTTATGCGATATTAAGTGCTATGAAAATAATTCACTGTGCATCTGAAACAACTTATCGTAACAAGAAAACAAATACTGTATACAAAACTAAAGAAGATGCAGAGCATGATGTAAATAATCCTAATACAGATACAAAGCAAGAAGATATAGCAGTAGACACAAAAATTATAGTACCACCAGAAGCATTACAACTAAAAAGCGACACAAAAGAATGAAAGTAAAATACGATAGGTTTTACTATAAACCATTGCCAGAGGAAGTGTACATAGATAAAAGTAAAATAGAAGGACATGGTATTTTTGCATCTTGTGAAATAAACGCAAAACATGATTTAGGAAGCACACACATTAAAGTACCTATGATAGTTGGATATATAAGAACACCTTTAGGTGGATTTATAAATCACTCTAACAAACCAAATTGTTATTTATGCGTCACGCAAGATTGGGATGATTATGTGGTATACAATGTAATAACATCACGAAAAATAAAAAAAAATGAAGAAATAGTATTGGAGTATGGAAGATGACACCACAAGGCGGAACAGAAATACAACATAGATTTTTAGAACATTATGTTGATGAGGATTTACTTAAACATTTTCAGATATGTACTTCTATACCAGATAAAATACCTACAGATAATAATAAAATAAATATACTGTGGCAAAAAAATAGTTATGACCAACCTAATATAGCACCTTGGTTTAAAGATAAAACTAACCACAGTAAGTACGATTGGTATATTTTTAATTCACATTGGAACTATGAAAAGTTTCGATATATGTTTGATATACCTTTACATAAATGCCATGTCATAAAAAATGGTGTTAACAATTTTCCAGTACGAACAGAATTTAAAAAAGGCAACAGAGTGCGTATGTTGTTTCATGTTACACCTTGGAGAGGACTAAATGTGTTGTTAGGTGCAATGTCTTTACTAAAAGATTGTAATGTTGAAGTAGATGTATTTAGTTCCTGTAAAATTTATGGAGAAGATTTTGCTAAACAAAATGAAAGTGCGTATGAGCCATTGTATGAACAAGCTAGAAAATTAGAGAATGTAAATTACATTGGTTACAAAGAACATTCTTTTATACAAAAATTTATGTATCGCTACCATATGTTTGCATATCCTAGTATCTGGGAGGAGACTAGTTGTAATTCAGCATTAGAAGCTATGGCGAGTGGTATGTATTGTATCGTTACAAACTATGGTGCACTATATGAAACTTGTTCTGAGTTTCCCATCTATGTTACATACGATAATAATTTTAAAAACTTGTCTCTTGCATTTGCTCATGCGATACGAGAAGCAGTGGACATGATGCACGAACCAGAGATACATGAACACTTAATTATGCAACAAGAATTTGTTAAACGATTTTACAGTTGGGAAAAGAAAAAGTTAGAATGGACTAGTTTTTTACAAGGAGTGTTGAGTGCAAAAAAATAGCGAAATTATTGATTTAGAAAAAAAAGATATTCGTTTATTTGTTGCAACACCAGTACATAGCGATGTAACTATACACTACATGCAATCTGTAATTAAATTACAAACTATGTGCCATCAAAAAAATGTATCGTTTACTTTACAATTAATGAAATCAAGTTTAGTAACACAAGGTAGAAATTTATGTGTAGCACAATTTTTAGATAGTGATTTTACACATTTGCTTTTCATAGATAGTGACATTCTTTTTAGTGCTGATTCTATATTTAAGATGATAGAAAAAGATATGGATTTACTTAGTATACCTTATCCAATGAAAATAGTGCAATGGGAAAAAATATTTAATAAACATAAAGATTATCCAGATAGAACTATATTAGAAGCTAGTACCAGTGGTAATATGTTTCCAGTAAGAATAAAAGACCAAGAACACGATATTAAAGTAGATAATGAAATGATTGAATTATCACATACACCTACTGGATGTTTAATGTTACAAAGAAGTGTATTAGAAAAAATGATTAAACACTATCCAGATTTGAATATCCGCCAAGAAACTGTGGTTGACGGAGAAAAGATATTAAAACCTAATCTCTATAATTTTTTTGATACTTACTACGATAAAGAAACTAAGCGATACTATGGTGAGGACTTTGCTTTTTCAAGGCTATGGAATAAAATTGGTGGTAAGTGTTATGCTCTAATAACAGAATATATTACTCATGTCGGTGAGTTCCAATACACTGGTAGACTTATTGACGAAATGATTCCCCAAAGTATTGATACTTCGTCTAAGAAATAGTAGAATATACCTAACAAATATATATAGGAGAAATTTATGGTTGCACCTTTAATACCCATAGCTGCTGGAGTAGGAAGTTTTCTGTTAGCAAAAGCAAGTGGAGCAAGTAATAGAGATGCGTTAATAGCTGGTGGGATAGGTGCTTTATCTGGATATGGTTTAGCTGGTGGTACATTCGGAGGTACAGCTTTAGTTGGTAGTCAAACTGCTGCTGGTGGACTTTTAGGAGTAAAAGCAGCAGGTACAGGTACAGCAATAGCAGGAGGATTAGGAGCAGGAACTTTAGTAAGTGCTATGAATGCACCAACTCCACAACAAGCAGATTTGTCTGGACAACAATTTAAAACTAGTTTTCAAGGAACTGACCCACAAGCATACGCACAAGCCACAGAAAATTTACAAGGCATTACACAAACTGCATCTTACGCACCAGACCCCTCGCAACAAGGAACAGTGACACCTAGTGTATATGATTTTGATAATACACAAATGTACACAGCGAAAGAAGGTGGGTTAGCTGAGATAAAAAAATTTAAAGAAGGTGGAGTAAATTACCTACCTAGCAAACAAGAACACGATGAGGGCGATGTTAATAATTATGTAAGAGCTACTGGATATGTAGAAGATGGTAGTGGAACTGGTGACAAAGATACAGATACCATGTTAGCACAATTAGCAGATGGTGAATTTGTCAGTAGAGCAGATGCGGTATTAGGTGCTGGTATTATGGAAGGTGCAAACCCAGAAGATTTTAAAGAGATGAGAAAAATGGGAGCAAAGTTTTTTTATAAACAACAAGACCAGTTGAAGAGAATATACGATATTACTTCATGATTGACATAAAAGCATTAGATGTTGATTCTTGTTGGAGTGATGCATCAGAAGTTTTAAAAGATGCAATAGACATGAGTAATGGTAGACACACGTTAGAGACGACCTACGAAGGATGTAAATTAGGTACAATGAGTTTGTACGGAGTTTTTTATGAAGAGGCAATTTTGAGTTATTTTGTAACATCGCAAGTAATATACCCAAACAAAAAAATATTAGGTATTATATTTTGTGGTGGTGATAGAGTAATAAAATTTATAAAAGAGATAGAACATTTTTTTAAGATAGAAGCCATCAAAGAAAACTGTAAAGGATTAGAAATTATAGGAAGAAAAGGTTGGGATAGAATAATTAAAAATACACCTAATCTTGAGTTCAAAGCTAAAGGAATATTTTATGAAATGGATGCTTAAACTTCTACCGAATAAGTTTAAAGTTTGGTTATACAAAAAACTATATTGTGATATTGCACAACAAGGAGAATATGAAGATACAGAACTAGCTCATGTTAATCCTTATGAAGTAAAGATATTAAAACAAATAGGTGGTAGTGGTGAGGTAAACACTAAGACTGGATTACAAGGTTATTTTGGAGGTGGCGGTTCAGCTCCAGCACCAGCTCCATCAGGTGGCTCTGGTACGCAAGAAACTATCTCAAGAGAAGCTCCAGAAGTAGAAGCAAGAAAATTAGCATTATACGACCAAGCTATAGAATTAGCTAGAACACCTATGACTATACCAGAATATCAAGTGGCAGGTCCTTCACCACTAGAAAGACAAGCCTTTACACAATCTGGTCAAACTGGTATTGGAGCAGTGCCAGTACAAGCTGGTATTGGTAGCACAGTAGCTGCTGGTCAAACAGCAATGCAAGATATAACACAACAAGGTGGTTTAATTGATTCTTTTATGAACCCTTATCAACGATATGTAGTTGATGAGATTAATAGACAAAGTGCTATTAAACAAAACCAACAAGCTGCTCAAGCAGTGGAGGCAGGTGCTTTTGGTGGTGGTAGAGAAGGTATACAAAGAGCAGAAGAAGAAAGATTACGATTAGGATTAATAGGTCAAGCACAAGCGGATGCGTTTAAAGATGCACGAGCCTCGGCTCAAGCTCAACAACAGTTTCAAACACAAACTCTGTTAAATCAAGCAAATGCGTTTTCTAATCTAGGACAGACACAACAACAAATGGCTCAGAAAGATATAGCTCAACAGTTATCCGCTGGTCAGTTGCAAAGAGACATAGCACAAAAAGGTTTAGAAGCTCAAAGAGCTACAGAAGTTGCAAGACAAGCTGAACCATTTCAAAGAATTGAATTTGCAAAAGGTATTATGACTGCTTTACCAACTACAGCATCACAGATTACTGCAACAACAGGACCAGGTGCTAATCCACTAGCACAAGCAGCAGGTGCTGGTATAGGTGCATATGCAGCTTACAATTTATTAAAACCAACTGGACAAACACCTCAATAGGTAGATATGGCAATAGATAACGAAACATCTTTATATACAGCAGGTAATGTTTTGGGCACTAAACCAAATGAAGAGCTACAAAACCAAAACAAAGATACAACTACTGAAACTGTTACACAACCAACAGCTGTTACACCTACAACCACGACTAGTGCACCAGTGTTCAATAGAGACCAAAGAGTTGCATTGACTTTATTACCTTTAGCGAGTGCATTATTACAAGGTAAAACACAAGGAGGTCAATCACAATTATCTGGTTTATTAGCATCCGCTGGTCAAGGACTTGCTGGTTCAGCAAATGCTGCCTTGCAAATTGCACAACTAGAAGCACAAAGTGAAAAAACAAAAACGACTACTCCTAAACAATATGTACTACAAGAGGGTTTTGAAGGTAAAGTAGATGTGGGTGGTACACAATATAGTAAAGCAGATAACATAGTTTTTAATTTTACTCCAGAACAAATTAATGCTTACCCTCAAGGTACATTTGTTGAATACACTAAACCTAAAACAGACAAAGCAACTTCTAAAGAAATGTTTGTTGAGAAAGAATTTGAGATTGATGGAGTCAAATATGGAGTAGGTACTAGAGAGATACCACAATCTGTTATAAACAAACAATTAGCTATAGAGCCTAATGTGTTTGGTAAAGCACCTACCGAAGATTCTGACAAAGCTACTTTTAGAAATTATGTATTTTTAAAAAAGAAAAAAACTTTTAAAAACAAAAAAGGAGAAACAGAAACAAAAATGGTTAATGACACATCTCAAGCATATGGAGTTTTTGATAGAGATGGTGAATTATTCGTAAGTGTTGGTGGTGAGTTGATTCCTCAATCAAAACTAATTGAAGAAGATAAATTAGGAACTATTTTTACAAAAAGTCAATTTACTGGATTACAAGATAGACTTGATGTAAAAGCATTTCAAAAGTTACAAGAAAAAGCTAGAGACAATCAATTAAAACTTCAAGCATTTAATGATTTATACAGAGCATTACAAGATACAGGAGAGGGGTTAACTGGTAGACTAAATCAAATAAGAGCAGGTATTAAATTAAAAACTGGTCAAGAATTAAATGATGCGGAAAGAGCTGCATTAGAAAAAGAAGGAGCTTTAAGAAAATTAATTGGACAGTCAAGACTTGATTTGTTTGGTCCTGGTGTTTTAACAGAGTTTGAACAAGAATTAGCAAAACAAGCATTAGTAGGAAACGATAAATTTATAAATCTTGATGTAGCTAAATCCTTACTGCTTAAAGCAGCTCGTAAAGGTATATCAGAATATGAAGCATCTTTGGCAGAGGTACATCAACAAAATGATATAAGAGGACAAGACTATCAATATTTAGACTTTGACTACAGAACTTTACCTTTGTTTGCTGATGATATTATTCAACAAAAAAAAGATGATGGAGACAAATTCTAATGACTTATTTGACTAATCAAAGAACGATAGTTCCAGAAGCTGGTACAGAGTTTAATGGTAAAAAAATTAAATTAGATACAAGCTCTGGTGCTCCCACTCAAATAAGGATGTTGGTAGGTAATAGAAATGACCCAAAAGAAAGACTGGAGTTATTAAGAAAATATTATCCAGATGCTGTAAGTTTAAATGAAAACGATGCTCTCAAAGACATAGCAAAAAAAAGAGGTTTTGGAGAAGATAACTTTATCTACACTGTAACTGATAAGGATGGTAATGAAGTACAAACCTTATATAACAATCAAACTTTAGACATACAAGATGTTTCTTCTTATGGTAGAACTATAGCTGAAAATATTGGAGGTAGCCTAGGAGCAATAGTGGCAACTGTTGGTGGTCAACTAGGACCTCAAGCTGCTACTCCTGAAGAAATATTTACAGTTCCTATAGCCATAGGTCTTGGTTCTGAAATGGCAGGTCAAGCGTATGATAATGCTATGAATATATTAGTCAATCTATCAGGCAAAGAACTAGTAAGTAGAGGTAAATTATCTAAACAAATAGTAGATGCTTTTGCTAATATAGGAATTGAAGCAAGTGGTATTAGGTCAGTGGATGCTCTCACAAAAGCCTTAAAAAATGTAGGTCTAACTAAGTTTGTTCAACCTTTAGTTGGTATAGGAAAACAATCTAAAGAAAAAGCCAAAACTTTAGCAAAACAAGCAGCATCTTTAGGTTTAAAAATACCTACATTAGGATTACTTACTCAAAACCCAACAGTACAATTTTTAGAGAAAGTAATGATACAGTCTCCAGTGGGAGTAAAACAATTTGTTAATAAAATAGAAGAGTTTAACACAGGTGTTGGTAATGCTGTAAAAACAATAAGTGGTAAATATGGAAAAGGTGTTACTGAAAAGGAACAAATAGGTAAAATAATATTTAAAGGTACAGAGGATTATAAACAAAGGTACACCGATATTGCAAACAAATTGTATGGTGAGGTAGACCAATTATTTCCAAATAAAGTAAATATTAAAAATGTTAAAGAATTAGCAACTGAATTACAAACTAAGTTAGACGAGGGTAACATACCAGCAGCTATCAAACCAACATTAGATGAAACTTTGAGGTTGATAAAAGCATCAGAGACAAACCAAGGACTAAAAATAGGTGTCTTACACTCTAATAGAAGTGATATTTTAAAATTAGCTAGAGAGTATAAAGCATCTGGCTCTAAAGATACTTTAGCAGTAAACACGTTAAGAGATTTAGCTGGTGCTATTACTAAAGATATGGATGCAGGTGTAGAAGCATTTGGTGGAAAAGAGGCAGTAAAAAAATATAAAGAAGCAGCTAGGTTTGTAGCTAACAAAAAAGAAGATTTTGTAAACTACTTAGATGATATTTTAGCAAAAGAAAAAGACGCAGATAAAATTTTTAACTTTGCTTTTGGTTCTGTTAAAGATGGAGGAACTAAAATCAACACTATTTTAAAAAATTTGACTGAGGATGAAAGAGGAGATATAGCCTCCTCTATGATACTTAGATTAGGTTTAAAAAACCCTAGTGGTGAAATATTAGATGAGAGTTTCAACCCTAGAACTTTTATAACGAATTGGTCTAAAATATCTCCAACAGCTAAAGATGCTATTTTTGGAAAAGGAGGCAATAGAAAAAACTTAGATGATTTATCTAATGTTTTAAAAAGTTATTTAAAGGGTGAAAGATATACAAATTTTTCTAATACTGGAAATAGTGTTATGACTGCTGTTTTAATGACACCTATTTTGACTGGTAGTGTGATGGCTATGGGAGCAAAGGGAGTTGCTTCTGGTGCATTAATGACTGCTCCTTATTTAGCTAGTAAATTATTTACTAGTGAAAGTTTTATGAAAGCTATAATTGAAGGAGCACCCAAAGTTTATACGAAACCTAGTTCACTAGGCACATGGGCAGGAAGATTACTAGATGATGCAAGAAAAGAGGCAGAAAGAAAAAATGATACAACTATAGTGGATGCAGTAGAATTTTACTTACATGATTTGTTATCAAGTGACCCAGTAGAGGCAGAGGATGTATCTGAAGTTGACACAAATATACCAGTAGCTATGGCTCAAGCAGATGTACCAAAAGAAACACCACAACAAACAGTAGGCAACATACAACCTTCACGACCCAACATTAATATTCAACCACCTACTAGAACAACGGAACAACCAGTACAGACTGCTTCCCTACCTACCACTCCTAATGCAAAAGGTATTGCGTCTCTTAATAAGGGGGAGCAGTTTGGGGGTTTATTTCCGCAAGATAATTTAGGTCAGTTAATCGCTAATAGGAAAAGCTAATGATGGATAACATGATGTTATGGAACATCTTGCTCACACTGTTAGCTACTGGATTTGGTTGGGCATTTAATAAAATGTTTCAAGAAGTAAAACGATTACAAATATTACTTAATAAAACTAGAGAAGAGTATCTACCTAAAAAAGATTTTAAATCTGATTTTAAGGAAGTATTAGATTATTTGCGTAGACTAGAAGATAAACTAGATAGACACATGGAGAACAAACGTGGATGAAGAACAAGGTATCACTGCCCTAGGACCAGAGGATTTAGGTACTGTAGAGGTTACTCCAAATGTTGAAGAGACAGAACAAAAGCAATCTGCCTTTCCACAATTTACAGATGAAGCAAAAGCAACTAGAGGTATTGAAGATTTAAAAAAGTTTAAAAAAGGTATGAAACAAGCACTACCTTATGTAGGGCAGTTAGGTTTAGATTTAGTCTCAGGTTCTGGTATAGCTGAGTTTTTTGGACAACAAGCAGATATAGTCGAAGGAGAAAAAAGACCCTCTTACTTTGAAGCATTTGATAGAACAGTAGACTACGCAAAAGAGGGTAAAACTAAAGAGGCTATAGTAAGTGGTGTTGACACAGCTCTGACTGCTATAGGAGGAGTTGGAGAGGGTGCTATGGCTGCAAGTGTTCTAACAGGAAAATTTGCTCCTATTATTGCTGGTCTAGGTTGGGGTGTATCTAAACTGTCAGATAAAGGAAAACTAGTTTTAAAGTCTACTAAAACTGGCAAAGAAGTTTTAGCTAATTTTAAAAGAGCAGATACTCCAGAAGGTGATGTAAAAGTTGACATTAAAAATGTAGAAATTCCAAAAGACGATACTTCGGATGAAATAAAGGCACTTGAAGATAATATTGATATTCCAACTTTTAGAACGGATGTTAAAGAACAAATTAAAGGTATCAAGGCTCTAGAACCAAGTGACATAGAAACAGACAATGTTGTTGATAAATTTTATCCTAATTTGAAAAATAAAGAAATTAAAGAAGAAGGTGGATTTGATTGGAAAACTATTGATGACCCAATCAAACAATCAGATGTTCGTTTAAATAGGCATATTAAAAGATTAGAAGGTGTAAATAAAGGTGAGGATTATGTTGGTGGTCCAGTTAATAAAAGAACAGTTTTAAAATCAGATAATCCAGACAATCCTGATGTAGTTATAGGTAAACAAACTTTTGATGACTGGAAAAATACAAAAATAAAACAATTTAAAAACAATAAAGAAGAAATATTTGAAGCATCGAAATGGTATGACAATTATGTTAAAGAAGTTAAAAGTATACCGAACATAACGAAAGAAGAAGCAGACACTTTAATAGAAGCCTCTTTTTCTGCTAATATAAACCAAAGTCCAGAAGCAGCTTTAAAAACTGTTTTAGATGTAAAGGAACAATTACAAAAGGGTATATCTTTAAATGATGTAAAAATTAAAGGTGTACCAATAATAAGAGAGTCTTTAAAAACAGTTGTCGGAAAACAAAAAGGTGGTAGAGGTTCTGGTATAGGTTCAAAAATATCTGCTTTTGTTGACAATGCTAAAGATAAAAATGTTCGTTCTGACATGGGTAACGACCCAAGAGGAGGAGAACCAGTTACTATTGATTTACAAACATTAAGAAGTAAAGGTGCTGTAGATAATATTTATAAAAACAAACTTAAAACATTAGGATATAAAAAAGAAGATGGTTCTGACATAGACGATATAAAAATTGACTTTGAAAAATCTGGAACACAAGAAGCAAAGTATGATTATTTTGCTTTTGAAATGAATCAGTTAACTAATCATTTAAATGAAATAAATTGGTTAGGTAAAAATAATTGGAAAGCTAAAGAGGTACAAGCTATTGACTGGTTAGGGCAACAAAAAATATTTGGTAAAGCATTACCTGTTGAAGATATTTTTAATGTAAATATACAAAATATTACAATGGAGGCTGCTCCCTCTTCATCTTCACCTTTAGGTAAAAAAATGTTGAGTAGATATAAAGCCTTATCAACTACTGACCAACAAAATATAAATGATGACATTACTAAAAAAGCAGTGGATATAGTTACAGAAAAAGAAGGAGAAGATTTAGGTAATGTAATTTTTGGAACTGGTGGTTGGATGAGAGATGTAAACCCTACCACTGTAAAACAATCTTTGATGACACATGACAAAGCAAAAAAGGTGGCAACAAAATTAGGTGAGCTTTTACAACAAGACCAAGTATGGGTAAACACAACAAAAGGAGGATATACAAAAAATCCTGAGAACCATGAAATAGTGATTATAGAAGAAAACACTAATAACTTACAAAACAATGAAAAAATATTCGAACTTTTTGATAAGATTATAAAAAAAGAAGGTGGGGATATGATTCAAGGTTTTCACCCTATTACAACTAGAGATGGTAAAAGTGGTTTAAAAATATTAGTAGATAAAGAAGCTGTAAAAGATTATGCCACTGCGAACAAAATGAAAATGGCAGATGTTCATAAAATGATACAAGAATTTAAATTTGATGACATTATTGAAGAATTAGATTATGATGTTAGAGTTGTTCAAAATGAAGCAACATTAAGTAAGATAAATACCTTATTTACAAAAGGAGATAAAGATGGGCAAAGTGTTAAGTCATATAGTGGTGATGGAAGGACAAGAGAGTCTGATACCGAAATACAGTCAAGGGCTTACTACAATCGTAACAGGGAGCAACTTGAGAAAGACTTCGAAAACCAAGTCACAGAAGCAGAAAGAAGAACCAGAGACATTGACAGAACAAGAGAAGTTAGCGGTGTACAAGAACCGCTATTAAAAAAAGATTATAGTGATGGGGTTGCTTTTTTTGATGATGTAATAGAAGGCAACCCAAAATACCAACCCTTAAAATCTTATGAAAATATTGTAGATACAAGCAACATAAAAAATGTTGAAAATATTTACGAACAAAAAACTAAAAATTTTTCAAACCATATAAATACAAGCATACCAACATTTAAAGAAACGCAAATAGCAACAGCAGATGCTGTTTCTAAAACTTTGCCTTCAAATGCAAAAATTATTGATATAGGTTCTACAGAAGGTGGTTTTATAAATACAATAGGTGCTTTAAGAAAAGATATTAATGCTTTAGGTATAGACCCTAATAAAAAAGCCACAGAAGTATTTAACACTTTAAAAGAAGATAATACCGAAATTATACACAGAGCTTTTACTGATAATAAAAATGAATATAATAAAAAAGCATTTCCAGATGAAGATACTGGAGAAGATGTTTTATATTTCAACAATGATTCAATTCCTGATAAATCTATTGACATGATTAGTGAAAAAATGACTTTTCAATTTATTGATAAAGGAAGAGAAGATAAAGTAAAAATTATTAAAAGTAAATTAAAACCTGATGGTTTTGCTTTGTTTGAAGAAAAGTTTTTTACAGGTGAAAATGATATTAAATGGATTTCTAATGAAAATAAAAAAGATAAATTTAAAGAACAATATTATTCAAAAGAAGAAATATCAGACAAAGCAAAAAAAGTTTTACGAAAAATGAATAAGAGACAAGTAACTCCTAATGAATTTGAAAAAGTTTTAAAAAATAATTTTAAAAATGTAGTGCAATATTGGGATGCAGGAAACTTTAAAGGATACATTGCATCTGATAGTGAAGATACTATTTCAAAATTTACAAATAATTTAATTAACTTAGACAGTAACTTTTCAACTTCTGACCCTAAAAGAATAGTACAAGGAATGAAAGAAACAACTTCTATTGAAGTAAAAGTACCAAGCAATAAACCAAAGGAGGTAAAGAAAAAAAAGATAGCACCTCCTGTAAAAAAATCTATTGGAGGTTTTATAGAACGAAACACCTACGACTGGGTGTATCTCGATGGTTGAACCAATAACAACGGTACTCAGCGGAATAGCATTAGTTAAATCTGCAACCTCATTTATTAAGGAAAATCTCAACACAGTAAACGATATTTCTGGTATTGCTAAACAGATAGACCAGATGTTTGAAGGTCAACAACAAATTAATAAAGAAAGGTCTAAACAAGCTAATAGCACAGCGAATGAGTTAGGCTTATCTAATGTAGCTGATTCTATAATTTCAGCTCGTTTAGCAGCTGAGCAAATGCAGGAAGTAAAAAATATGATAAATTTACGCTTTGGTCCAACCACCTGGGATAGCATACTTATGGAAAGAAAGAGAAGAATAGATGCAAGAAAACAAGCTATACAAAAAGCTAAAGCAGATAAATTAAGAAAACAAAGAGAAATGTATGAATTAATAAGAATAGTTTCAATAGGAATAGTAGTAATGTTATTCGTAATTGTAGTAGTCGGTGTGATGATTAAATTTGTATTTGCACACACGATACTCGACCAAAATGACCAATCATGCAAAATTTTCGAACCACGATATTTTTTAATATGTCTTAGTGAAGGAAAAGAAGCAGCCACAATAGAGTTTGAATTAGACCAGAAAAAAAATAAAGGGAACTGGATTGTCGATGACGATTAATAATAGTATACTATAATTTTAACCAAGGAGAAACACATGAGAAAAAGTAAAGGTATGAGAAGAATGGCTAAAGGTGGCATGAAGATGATGAGAGCTTCCAAAGGTGGTACAAAGATGATGAAAGCTAGAGGTGGTAGAATGGCATCAAAAGGCGGTACAAAAATGATGGGTGCAATGAAGGGTAGAATGGCTTCCAAAGGTTATGCAAAAGGCGGTGTAAAGATGATGAAAGCTAACAAAGGTAAAATAGCTACAATGTCTTTAGCACAAGCAAAAAAAGTTTTAAGAGCAAACAATATGAAAGCAGTGAAAATTAAAAATTAAAAGTTGATTTCTTATTAAATTACATTATCATGAGGTATGGCATATTTGACTGCAAACATACCTTACTTTAAATGTTGGGTAAGAAAAGAATTTACACACAATCATAGACAGTATCATGGCGAGTTCGTACACGCACTTGCCATTGCGGTTACTTGTATACCAGATAGGTCTTTATCTTTTCAAGTTGTGTTTACTGGTTGTGAAGATGAAGATACAAGAACAGAGAGTCCACATGGTGGAGCTATGTGGGCAAGGATGCCAATACAAAGTTTGGTAGCTGATGAAATGCTAGATGACTTTCCTCCACGAATCCAGAATCATTGGGTGCAACCTTGGGATTGCTCAAGTAGAGATTTCAGTATTATAAAATATGATAGAGCAAGTAGTTCTCCTTGGATTACAAAAATAGATGGTGAGTTTTACAATGCTAAATATTATTTTACTATAGATTACACAAACGGAGATGACCTGAACGCATTAGGTGATGATGTAGCACAACACAAACAATCTCATGTACTAGCAATAACTAGTGGTGAGTTTAAAGGTCAGATAGTAGCACAACCAAATAACAGAGTAAGAGCAACCAACCCAGCATTATGGGTAACTGGTTCTGGTGCTCCAGATTTTATTCCTAGTCAATATGAGTTTAGTGCTGAAGATGATGAGTCTTACTTAGACCCAGAATATACTTTTGATAATTTATACGCAAAAAAAAAGGAGACTAAGTAGTCTCCTTGTTAATTAATGCGTTCATAGACATTGCTAATTCTTCAAAATCCATAATCAAATCTTGTTTATCAATTTCTATTTTAGTATCATTATATTTTCCCTTATTTTTATAATAAAACATCATTAGTTCTGCTATGACTGAAATGTCGTGGTCTTTACTTAAAAAGAAATCTATATCTTTTAAAGTGTATGCAAAAAATGCTTGTTGGTTATATCTATTAATAAACCAACCTCTGCCATGAGCTTTTCTTAAAGTAAAGCCAAGATGATACATAGCTTTGTTTTTAAACTGTATATCTCTACGATTTCTTCCGTATCTGTCTTTGTAAGTTTTAATTATTAGTTTTGTCATTTTATTTTTTTCCTTTGTTTTATATAATAAATATAGCACATTAAGATGTGATAAGCAAATGCACACCTATAACACGCAGAAAACTAGGCTTTTGTAAAAGCTACATGATGCACGAATGACCAATCGATTCTATTCTAAGAAAGCTAATACTTCTTCATTCAAAGTTTGAGCAGATATTTGTATTTTGTTCTTTAATGCTTTCAGTATAAATTCGTCAATAGTTTTAATTGCTACTAAATCTATATAAGTAACTTTATCTGCAGTTTGACCTTTGCGATGGTTTCTAGCTTCTGCTTGTAGTCTCTCTTCTAAGTTGTAAGAGTTGTTAAAAAATATTTGTATGCTACTAGCATTTAAAGTCAATCCATATCCGCCTACACTAGGATTGCTAACTAAGTATTTACAGTCTTTATCTTCATTAAATTTTTTTACTACACTGGGTCTGTCTTTTGTATCTCCATACAATGTTACAACAATATCTTTCTTATTTTTTTTATCATATTTCTTAGCTATCTCTTTTGCTATCAGTTCTATAGAGTATCGAAAAGTAGACCATATAATAACTTTACCATCTATCTCATCTAAGATATTTAGTAGCTCTCTTAACTTAGCATTGTCTAGTTCAACCAACTTGCCATCGTCACTATACACGAACCCAGAACAAACTTGTTGTAGCTTAGATATTTCTGTTAACTTGTTTGTAATCGATGCTTGTTTATCTTGTATTATTACTCTTGCTTGTTCTTTTAAAATTTCATATGTGTTTCGTTGTTGGTTAGATAAAAATATATTTCTTCTCTGCCATACTTGTGGTGGTAAATCTAAACAATCTTTTTTTAAACATCGATAGGTAAAAGATTGCATCTTTTGTTCTAGGTCATCTAAGTTTATAAAATACAATGGGTATTCTATTTTTCTATTTCCAGATACTGGTTTACTATGCATAACACAGTACCGAGCTCGAAAAGAATAATACGATTTAAAACCTAATATTTCTTCATCTAAAAATCCTATCTGACTCCATAAATCCAAAGGTGATTTAGTTATTGGTGTTCCTGTAAGTATTCTTTTGTATCTACATCCTTTAGAAAGTTTCGATAAGTTTTTACTTCTCTTTGCGGTTCTATTTTTTATAGTAGTGCTTTCATCAACTACTATCATAGTTTTCAATCCGTAAAACTTTATTAATTCGTATGCAGTCTCATATCCAGACTTATGACTAAATGCCTCTACATTCATTAAATACCATGTTAGACAGTCTGGTCTAGGTGCAAAAGTTTTATGTATCTTATGCATGAAAATATAATTTTTAGAACTAGCATGTTTATCTATCTCTTCTTCCCAATTTGTATAAACACTATTAGGAGCAATCACAAACACAGTATCAATATTGTTGGTGTCATATAAGTATACTGCATTGTCGATAATAACTTTCGTCTTGCCAGTTCCTTGCTCCATGAACAAACCAAAAACTCGTTGTGTTGCTCCTTTTTTCAAAGCATCTCTTTGATGCTCCATAGGTTGTGTTTTATAATTATGCGACATAATCTTTTTCTATCACTCCTAATTCTTTTGTACCTCTGGTATGATTTTTAATCCATACTTTTTTACCAGACTTGTAATGTCTATAAAAACCTCTAACATCGTGAAACCTATTTTTGTTTACACTTCTGTTGTAAATAAAATTATTGTCATTACTAGATTTATTAATATCTAATATTTTGTATTGATAAGCAGTAGGTTTTTTATTTCGTAAATTAGCTAATCTTTCCTCTGGTTCTATTTCAACACATTCTTGTCTCTTAGTTAAATTATTTAAAGTGTGTATAAAATATACTGTTTTAGCTGCACTACTTATCTCTTCTCTATATTTAAAATCTATTTCTCTAACTTGAGGATTATCAATAGGATTTTTTAATGACCAATGTTGAAATGGTTTTGTATAAGCCAAGTAGAAATCAATAAAATCTTTATCTCCTTGAAACCATTCATGTAATAAATTTATATTATTTCCATGAGTTGAGCTACTATTTTCCCAATGGCTTTTCCATAAATTTTTAGTTTTAGATATTCCCCAATCTGCAACATAATTTACTAATCCGTTACCTTCGATTGTCGTGCCATTGTGACTAAATTTTTCACCATTTTTTAAATACATAAATGACGATATAACATAGTGTGTTTTTTTATCTCTAATCCAATACCCTATATAATTAGTAGTTGTTTCTTCTGCATACTCTATTATTATTATTTGGTTATCATAGTAAGGCAAGAAATCTTCTAAAAGTGTTTTTCTATCGATTGCTGTTTCCATAAATTTATCTGAAACATTTTTAGTTACAAAAATCTTTTTAGAATTAATAAAATCCATATGTAGGTCGTTGACTACTTGTTTATAGGGATGTTTATTTTTATTTAAAAATGCCACCTTGCCAAACTGTCTTTGTATGAATTTTGTTTGTCTAGGATTACGAATAATATATCCGTAATTTTTTATTATTGTTTCCATGTCTATCATAATATCACCTCCAAGAAAGTGGCATTAAGCCACCTTCTTTTTTTCTCCCTTCTTTTGTAATCCATCCAAGAAGTCGATTGCTTGAGTAGACTTTGTGATTGCTTTTAAAACTTGCTCTGGTTTATTTTCAAGTTGTTCAATCCAACCATTAATATATTGAGCATGGTCACTTCTTACTGTTGGTGATATACCAAGTAATGCACTTAATATTGCTGAACCAGATTCTGCTACTAGCTCTTCAATAGCATAAGCATTATCTCCAAACCTACCAGAGAAATCTCTTTTTAATCTTTTGTCACTACCTGTCCAATGAATTAATTCATGAAGTAAAGTACCATAGTAAGATTCTGTGTCATGAAAATCTTCAACCTTTGGAAGTTTAATGAAATCACCTTTTGGAGAATAAAAAGCTCTACCACCACCAAAAGTTATTTTTGCTTTTGTGTTTGCAACATACTTCTCAACATCTTTAAGTATATCTACTTTAGATACTTTTACTTCTTCAGTCTTTTTCTCAATCACATAGTCTTGTATTTGACTAGCATTAAAAACTGGATATGGTTTGAAGTACCAAATTTTTTTCTTAACATCTTTTAACTCTCCACTATCAGTGATGATGCCAAAATCTCTATCTTCTACTTCTATTTGTGCATTAAAAAAAACGTGATGTGCTGTTTCACCTTTTTTAATATAGTAACCTTTATCTTTCCATGCTTTAGAAGTACCCCACAGATTACTTTCGTAACCATTCTCTTGAGCCTCTATTGCTAAATTAATAATATTAAAACCATGATAAGTTTTGCCATCAGATATTTTTACTGGTAGTTGTAGTTTAGCTATTGTAGATGACCAACCTTTTTTCCAATTCTTGCCTTCAGTTTTTAATAGTTGCTTTAATCTGTCAGCAGCTTTGTTAATGATTTCTTTTCTTGTTTGTTTTGCCTTATATTTCTTCATCGTTTTTTCCTTTGTTTTATTGTGAGGAAAATGCCTCACGAATCATTTATATAATATTTTATTATGTATGTCAAATACTATCACAATATATTTATTATATCCTATTATCATAAGTCATATTTTCTTTAGGTATTTCACCTATTTATTTTTTTATTTGACTTAACCTGTTTTATTTTGTAAAACAAAAAAATACTGAAAGGAGTTATTTATGAATTTAGAAGAAGAAGCAAAGAAGATTTCAGAGCTCAGTACAGACAGTATCTCGGACATTGCTACTCAGTGTGATTCATTAATATTACTTCAAGATAAAATTAAAAAGACTGAAGAATCATTAAAAGATTTGAAAGAACAAGAACGAAAATTATCTGAGGAAGTGATACCTAATTTATTACATGAAAGTGGAGTGACTGAGATTAAGACCACTGATGGTACTACAGTTCAAGTGAAACCTTTTATCAAAGCATCTATTACAAAAGCGAATCAAGAAAAGGCTTTTGCATGGTTACGAGATAATGGGTTTGAAGATATTATCAAAAATCAATTATCTGTAAACTTTAGTCGTAGTGAGGACAACCAAGCTAACGATATTTTTGAAGATTTAAAATCTAAAGGACTTGCAGTTAGTCGAGACGAAAAGGTAAATACAAACACTTTAACTGCCATGATGAAAGATATAATCTTAGTTAAAAACGAAGCAGTTCCTATGGATGTATTTTCAATTTATCAATCAAACAAAACTAAAATAATAAGGAGTTAACATGCAAAAAGAAATAGCAACCAAGAAACAAAATTTACCAACCAAAATAAATTTAGAGGAGTTTGCCGACCAAGGCACAGAGGACATTACTGCCAAAGACCAAAAACTTCCTATATTAAAAATACTTTATGCTAATAGTCCAGTGTTGGATGAAAGCGATGGTAAGTTTATTGAGAAAGCAAGACAAGGTGATATATATAATGAGGTCACTGGTTCATTGTACAAAGGTAAAGATGGAATTTATGTTGTACCTTGTTACTACAAAAATTCTTACAATGAATGGGCAGACAGAGGAGACTCACCTGGTAGACCCATAGCCATCCATACAGACCCAAATGTAATGAACAGAACACAAAGAGGAGATGATGGTAAAGACAGAATTATGGAAGGTGAAGGTCAAGGTAATTACATTGAAGATTCTGGTAATCACTTTGCATATATTTTAAATGATAAATTTGAACCAATAGAATCTGTTCTTATTGTCATGAAATCTACACAGAAGAAAAAATCTAAAGTGTGGAATAGCATGATGAAATCAAGAATGGGTAGTGGGTCAAAAGGAAGATTTGTTATGCCAAGTTGGGCGACTGTTTATAAACTATCCACGACCAAAGAGTCTAATTCACAGAACTCTTGGTATGGATGGGTTATTGAATATGTAGAAACTTTGGATGTAACAAAAAACAATGATACATTACAAGCTACTAAAGAATTTTATGAAGCAGCTAGACAATCTGATATATTTGGAAAGGTGGATTTTGAGTCTGAAAATGTTGAAAAGACAGTAGAAGAAAAACCTACTAAAAAACAACAAACTAATTCAGACGATACTCCTTTCTAATGTATGAGGAATTGTCGGAGTTATTTAAAGGTAGCTCTGACTCTTTTATCAAGTCTACCACAGATGGTAGGCTTGATGAGAGAGGTAAGAAAGTAACAACTTACACTACTATAAATAAGTCCATAACCAAAAGAGATTGGAAGGCTCACTTAGACGGAAAAGTTCGTATAGGTGTCCGACCAGAAAGAGATGGTAAGTGTCGATGGGGATGTATAGATATAGACCCTAGCTCTTATAAAAATTATTCACAAAAAAAATATGTGGATATCATAAGAGACTTTAAATTACCGCTAGTGCCAGTGAAATCTAAATCTGGTGGTCTGCACATTTTTGTTTTTTTAAATGAATGGGTAGAATCAAATAAAGTAGCGGATAAGTTATCAGTTATAAATAATAAATATTTTTTAGCTCAAGAAATATTTCCATGTAATAAAGCATTAAATATGCCTTATCAAAATATGGATAGTAGTATGGAGTTTGCATACAATGATAATAACAATCCAGTGTTAGTGCAAAAGTTTATACAGATAGCAAAAGAAAAAACATTATCACCAGAGGAGTTTTTTAAATTACAGATAAAAGAATATGAACCAGAAAAGTCTTGGAAACATTTTCCACCATGTGTGCAAAAATTAATACAAGAGCAATGGACAGGTAACAATCGAAACAATTATTTATTTAATGTGTTGGTATTAGAAATGAAAAAAAATAATGCTAACACCATGCAAACTTTAGAAGAGATTGCACAAAGTAGAAACACACAAATATTTCATAATCCATTACCACGAAACGAAGTGACACAACTAACAAAGAGTGTACACAAAAGTAGTTACGATTATCAGTGTCCGCCAAAGCATCCAGAGTATGCACCGATATGTAATAAAGAATTATGTAAACAAAGAAGGTTAGGGATTGGTGAAGCTACACCAGAGGTAATAGAAGATTTTTCTGACATAACTTTTATACGAGATACAAAAACTATTTACTATGAGTTCAGTTATCAAGGACAACGAGTCACGATACAACCAGAGGATATGAAAGATGAAAAAACTTTTCGCACTAGATTATTACGATACAGAATTTTTTGGATGACATTACCCAAAAGTAAAAAAGGTCCTTCACCATTTGAATTATTAATGAAAGGTATTGTCGAAAGGTCAGTAGAAGATTCACAACATAAATTTGAAGATACAGTAGAAGAAGAAAAATATAATACATTAAAAAAGTTTTTTGAAAGTCACATTGAACAAGATAATTATGAAAGATTAAAAGATGGCTATGTCGTGTTAGATACAAACACTAACACTTGTTATTTTAAAAAAATAACTTTGGATAAATTTATCAAGAAAAATGCTGCACGAATATTTAACACTACTACAGATGCTTTGCGTTTGTTAGGATGTAGAAGAAAAGATTATCATGAAGGAGAAAAAAATATCTGGCATGTAACATTACCAGAATTTATTAGTCACGAAATTATTAAACAAAAACCAAAAGAGAAAGTAACAGAATTAGACGAAGAGTATCATGACAAGTTTAGGACTACAGAAACAAAAAGAGATACATAAAAAAACTATAAAGATTTTTGGACCACCAGGTACTGGAAAGACTTATACTTTAATTGAACGCATCCTAAAAAGATATTTAGCAAAGGGTGTGCATCCTAATGATATTGCTTACATAAGTTTTACAAACAAAGCGGTCAATGAAGCAGTGGATAGAGCTATCAATACTTTTCCTAATTTTAGTATTAAAGATTTTGAAAGATTTAAAACACTACATAAATATTGTCGTAGATATTTTGAAGAAGAAATATTTGACCCAAAAAACTGTATGATAGATTTTGCATTACAAAGTAAAATTATTAAAACATCAGATAATCGTTTAGCTGACGATGGCTTTATATATAAAGATTGGTCACTAGGGGTGTATGACAAAGCACGAAACACGATGCAAGACCCAGTGTTAACTTATAAAAAAGAAACATATAAAAAAGATTCCTTAGAAATATATTTAAGAAAAATATCAACCTATCAACACTACAAAAAAGATAGTTTCATAGATTTTACTGACATGATAGAACGAGCTATCGATGAGGTAGATTTTCCTAAATTAAAATTATTAATATTAGATGAAGCTCAAGACTTCACTCCACTACAATGGTCATTGATTTATAAAATGGTAGATAATATAGACCGCATTTACATAGCTGGTGATGATGACCAATCTATTTATTCTTGGAGTGGAGCAGACTCAAAATATTTTACACACTATTTTTCTGGTAGAAAAGTTGTGCTACGACAAACAAAAAGATTTGGACAAGCTATCTATGACTTCTCACAAATTATTCGTAGAGGTATTATCGACAGCTTAGACAAAGAATATTATCCATCTGACAAAGATAGTTATGTAAAACGATATTTAAATTTTAGAGAGATACCATTACATTTAGAAGGAACTTGGTACATCTTAGGTAGAGTTAATTCTACAGTAAATGAATTACGGATGATGGCTAAAGATGCTGGTTTATATTTTGCGGACAATCGAGGTAATAAATCTTTTGACCAAAAGCAATGGGATGCGATTAAGAGTTGGACTAAAATTGCTAATGGTAAAAGCATCACGAAACACGAAGCAGAAAACATGATGAAATATATTCGTGAAATAAAAGACAGTTCTTTTCGTTCTGTAAAATTTTGGATTAGTTTATCAGATACTCAAGAGTATGACTTTGATGGATTGATTGATTGGTGTGGCTTAAATTTAAATGACGATAGTGCTACTAAACCTTGGTACGAAATATTGAAAAGAAATTTTCATCCACCACAAGTTACATACTTTGTAAGATTGTTACAACGATATGGTCAGAAAACTTTAGATAACGAACCACAGATAATTATTGATACTATTCATTCTGTCAAAGGTGGACAAAGTGAAAATGTATTAGTATATAGTCGCACTAATTGGATAGCCTCTTTTCAAAACAAAACACCTTTTGAAAAAAGTGAAGAACGAAAAGTTTTTTATGTTGCAGTAACTAGAGCTAAAAAAAGATTGCACATATTAAGCACTGACCATAAATATAATTATCCAATCGGAGAAAACTATCTTACCTATTTAAGGGAGAAAAAAAAATGAAATGTTACAACTGTGAAACAAAATTAATATGGGGTGGAGACCATGATTGCGAAGATGATGAGGAACATGAGATAGTGACAAATTTATCTTGTCCAAGTTGTGGTGCTTTTCATTTAGTGTATTGGGGTAAAAAAGAAGATGACAAGAAAGAATAAAAAGTATGCAGTGTATGCAAAAAAAATTATTTATTACAAAAGACAAGCAATGGGAAGAAGTGAAGAAGAAGTAAAAAGTAAAATGGAAAGATTAAAAACAAAAGATACTTATGATATAATAGATACAGAGTTTTTTATAAGTGAAATTTTACAGGAGGAGTAAATGACATATATAATAGCTTACACGATTATTAGTACCATAATTGGTTTACATAATGCAGGAGTAATATAATGGGTAAATATCAAATTAATTATAAAATGGAATTTAAAACCAGACCAAGTAAGTTTGAAGTAGAATGTAAATTATTTGATTTGCTTAAAAATGGTTTTACTTTAAAATCAGTAGAAGAGACAAATACTATCGTAAGAAAAAAACATATACAGGAGAAAAAAAATGAGTGTCTGGGAAAAGGGCAGTGAACACTATAAAGAATTTAAGATACAACCTTCACAGTTTATTAATAAAAACGAATTAGGTTTTGCTGAAGGCAATGTCATTAAATACATTTGTAGACACAAAAGCAAAGGCAAAAAATCTGACATACTAAAAGCAATTCATTATTGTGAAATGATAATAGAGAGAGATTATGAATAAAGATGACAACAAATTAGTTTTTTTATTTGATAATAAAAAAAATGAAGAGAATAAAAAAGAATTAGATGAGATGCTTATTGTTAGAAAAGCAATAATTAAAGCTATGAAGAACATAGAGTTAGAAGTATCACCACATAACATAATAAAAGTTTTAGGGTTTTATCTTTGTGAGATAACTTTTAAACATTGTCCAGACCCTTTTGTAGCTACTAATTTATTATTACAAATAGTGGTAAACAAAACAGAAGCAGAGTCTTTGAAAATAATAAAGAGAAAACATGAGTAGCGGTTTACAATTAGTTTTTCCATTACAACAAACCAACATGTGGTCACCACCTACAGAGTATGTGGATTTATCAGATTGTGATGAGGTAGCAATAGATTTAGAAACAAGAGATGAGGGTATTAACAATGGGTTAGGAGCTGGTTGGGCATTAGGTAAAGGTGAGATTATTGGTTTTGCAGTGACCTCGAAACATGGTAGCTTCTACTATCCGTTTGGGCATTTAGGTGGTGGTAATCTTATCAAGGAACAAGTCCTACGATACATGAAAGATGTTTGTGCTTTACCTTGTCGTAAAATCTTTCACAACGCATCTTATGATGTTGGATGGTTACAATCGTATGGAATAAAAGTAGAAGGTGAGATTGTAGATACAATGGTTGCTGGTTGTTTAATCGATGAAAATAGATACTCTTATTCTTTAAACGCATTAGCAAAAGAATATCTTGGTGAGATAAAAGCGGAACAAGGATTACGAGAGTCTGCTCAACTGTATGGTGTTGACCCAAAGAATGAAATGTGGAAACTACCCTCTGAGCATGTTGGACATTATGCTGAACAAGATAGCAAACTTACTTATAACTTATGGCAACGATTTAAACATGAAATAGTAAAACAAAACTTAACAACTATCTGGGAACTGGAACGAGACTTATTGCCACACTTAATTGAAATGAGAAGTCGAGGTATACGAGTAGATACAGATGGTGCAGAAAAATTAAAAATAGATTTTAAACAAAGAGAAAAAACTACATTACAAAATATAAAAAAGTTAGTTGGTAAAGATGTAGATATATGGGCAGCAAGAAGTATCGCTACAGCTTACGATACATTAGGTATTGAATATCCTAAAACAGTAAAGACCAAAGAACCAAGTTTCACACAACAATGGTTAAACGATGATGCTAACGATATTTCTAAATTAATTGTACAAGCAAGAGAGCTTAATAAATTTCATAATACTTTCATTAATAGTATTTTAAAATACACACACAAGGGTCGAATACATGCAGAGATAAACCAACTACGAGGAAACAATGGTGGCACAGTAAGTGGTCGATTATCTATGAGCAATCCAAACTTACAACAACTACCAGCTCGTAATAAAGACTTCGGTAATTTAATACGAGGATTGTTTTTACCAGAAGAAGGTGAGAAGTGGGTCGCCTTAGACTACTCGCAACAAGAACCAAGGGTCGCTGTTCATTATAGTTTAGCTTTAGACTTCGATGGTGCAAAAGAAATAGCTAAAGCATATGAAAGCGGTGATGGAGACTTTCATCAATCAGTTGCTGACTTATGTGGTATTGATAGAAAGAGTGCTAAAAGTATTTCATTAGGTTTAATGTATGGTATGGGCAAAAATAAATTAGCTAACATGCTAGGTTTAACTTTTGATGAAGCAAGTTCTCTGATAGATAAGTATAATCGCAAAGCACCATTTTTAAAAATGCTATCCGATAAGTGTATGGATAAAGCACAAAACGAAGGAGTGATACGAACTAAGTTAGGAAGAAAATGTCGTTTTGATTTATTCGAACCAAAAGATTTTGGAATACATCAAGCAGAAAAATTTGAAAATGCTAGTGCAAAGTATGGTGCTAAAAACATTAAACGAGCTTACACATACAAAAGTCTTAATCGATTGATACAAGGAACAAGTGCCGACTCTACAAAGAAAGCAATGTTGAATTGTGCAACCTTGGGTCACTTGCCACTATTACAGGTTCACGATGAATTGTGTTTTAGTATTAAAGATAAAAAAGATATTGAGATTATAAAAGAAACTATGGAGAACTGTGTAGAGTTTTTAGTACCTATGAAAGTAGATGTAGCAATAGGTGATAATTTTGGTGAAACAATATAATATAACTTGACTTATTTTGTAATATCACATATTTAATAAGACATGGCAAAAATACTTTTAATAACTATTTTTGGAGCTAATACAATCGTTTGGTTGTATTTATTTTTATTAACTTTATAGGAGATTATTATGGACACGACTAAATGGAGAACAGTGGCAATACGAGTTGAAGATTTTAAATTACTAAAAGGATTGTGTGAAAAAAAATACCGCAACCCAGCAGCTATGATTGGTAAATTAGTAAATGATTACATTACTTACTTATCTAAAAAAGAACAAATTAAAATAGAGAAGTTAAAGAAGCAGTTGATGAATGGACAGAAATGAGTATTACTAAATCTTATTGTCATAGTTATTATTATTTACAAATAGCTAAAAAATTATCTAACTGTAATAATAAAGAATGGGATAAATTATCTAAAGTAGATAGAGATAATTTTGAAAAATTAGCAAGAAGTAAAGAGTATGAATTACTTATCAATATGTAGTGGAATAGAATCTTGTAGTGTAGCTTGGCATCCATTAGGTTGGAAGCCTATTGGTTTTTCTGAGATTGAAGAGTTTCGTTCTGCTGTGTTACAATATCATTATCCAAAGGTAAAAAATTATGGCGACTTCACGAAAATCAAGAAAGAAACAATCGGAACAAGACCAGATGTCCTTGTGGGAGGAACCCCATGTGCAACCTTTAGCATTGCTGGACTTAGAAAAGGGTTTGCAGAAGATAGAGGAAACCTCGCACTTGAGTTTATTAGGCTTATTGATAGAATTAGACCCACTTGGGTCATCTGGGAAAATGTGCCCGGTATCTTGTCATCTAACGAAGGAAAAGACCTTGGAACCTTTCTCGGAGCATTGGCAGAACTCAGGTATGGGTTCGCCTATAGGGTTCTTGACACTCAATATGTCAGAACAAGTCGCTTTCCAAGAGCCATCCCACAAAGAAGAAGGCGTATCTTCGTTGTCGGACATATTAGAGACTGGAAATGTCCAGCAAAGGTATTATTTGACCAAGAACCAATGCAAGAAAATCCTTATCCGAGCAGAACAAAGAGACAAAGAGTTGCCAAAGAATTTACAAATCGCATTAGAAGAAGAGGTGACTACATAGAGGATGATGTATCATCGACTATCTGTGCTAGAGATTATAAGTCTGCTACTGACTTAGTGGTAATTAGAGATAACCATACTAAAAGTAATGGTAAACCTTGGAGTGAAGAAGATGTATCTTTTACCTTAACTACTGGAGATATACCAGCAGTTACTGTATTAGAAACCTCGACTCCAGATAAAACTGCTAGAGTATATAAAGATGAGGTGTCACCAACTTTGACTGCTATGACTGGTGGTAATAGACAACCAATAGTTTTTGGTAATCGAGTGAAGAAAATTAGAAGGTTGACTCCTATTGAATGTGAAAGGTTACAAGGTTTTCCAGATAATTATACACAAGTGCCCTATCGAGGTAAGGCAAAAGAAGAAGCTCCAGTATCTAAAAGATACGAGGCTTGTGGTAGAGCTATGTCTATAAATGTTATGGAGTGGTTAGGAACTAGAATACAAAAGGTACATGAAAATGATTGAAGTACAATTAATTGATAAAATGGGGTCAGACTTATCTGTCGTTAATTCAGCTAGAGTATCGTTTTCTAAAATGCATACAGAAATACAAAATAACGATGAAAAGTTAATTAAATATTTAGCTGTTCATAATCATTGGTCACCATTTGGTCATGCTTCATTACAGTTTAGAATTAAAGCACCAATATTTGTGGCTAGACAATTAGTAAAACATCAAGTGGGTTTAGTTTGGAATGAAGTTAGTCGTAGATATGTTGATAATGAGCCAGAGTTTTATGTGCCAAAAATGTGGAGGGAAAGACATAAAGATAAGAAACAAGGGTCTACAAATACTGAAGTAGAATATAATATTGATGCTATTATGGAAGTGATAAAAAAAACATATGAAGATATGTTAAAAAAAAATATAGCTCCAGAATTAGCTAGGATGATTTTACCACAAAACATGATTACAGAATGGATTTGGTCTGGAACATTGTTTGCCTTTTCAAGAGTATGTAATTTAAGAAATAAAAGTGATGCACAAAAAGAAACCACTATAGTAACCAATAGTATTTCAAAAGCCCTGTGCAAAACTTTTCCACTAAGTAGCAAATATTTATTGGAAGATTATGTTTGATTTTTTAAAGGTAGATAATTTTATGGGATTTGTAATAAATGGGTATGATGGATGATGCTTGGAAAGAAGCTACCGCTTCTGTAGGAAAAAAAACTCTCGACAAAAAACAACAAGGCGAATATGTTATCTGTAGTGTTTGTAAAGGGGAAGGTGTTGTATTAGTCGATGACAAAGAAAACTTCAAAGACAATTCTGTTTTCAGAGATAAGTTATGAGGATTTTGAAGAGTTCCTAAAACTGCATCTCGATAATATTAAAGATTTAATGCAGACCCTCGACCCACGAACCTTAGAACCAGATGATAGACATTTATATATAGACACTGTTTACGCACAATATATATTACATAGAGACAAAGGAAGTCCGTTAACAAAAACTTATAAGGATTTTTTAGTTGATGCTATTAAGTTATACGGACATTAATGTATTTACCACAACCAAATGTATTAGCAGTTTTAGGATATTATAATAGTAAACAAGTCTTGTTCACAGAACGCAATCCAGAAGAACAATTATTTTGTTATGTTGTTTTGAATTGTATTGAAGATGTTCTCGTGCCACATAATGATAGAAAATCCGCATTACTAAAATGTGAAGCTCATAATTGGTTAGTTGGTAATAATAGAGATTTTAATTTAGTATGTGATTGGGCATTATTAGAACCAGAACATATTAGTCAATCGTACATCAAAGCATTAAAAAAAGGTCTTGTTAAATTTACCACGAGACAAGTAAAGTGGCAGAAGTATTATAACAATTACTTAGAATTAAAATCTATCAACATTCGTGAGAAACGGAGAAGAAAAGGTGAACTCAAACGATTACGAGAAGAGGTACATCAATCAACGACCACTTTTACTTCTACTATTTATATGAGTGTTATTTAAAATATTCAAAATTATAACTGGTCTTATTGTTAGATAACAATTTTGCTCCGTTTCTTAAATGAAACTTTTTAGCCATTTCTGTTTTTGGCGACAATGTTACAAATCTTTCAGTTTGTAATATTTGTAATAATTCGTTTAATATAGTTCTGCCATATCCTTTTTCGTATGACCACACTGTATAAAATATAGTAAATTCTTTTGCATTTTCTTGTGAGTACATTTCTAATTCTTGCATAGTAATTGGCAACTCAAATGTATTAGCAATACACACAACTGCTTTGTCTTGTATTGTATAGATATTTCTACCTTGTGTTGTTCTAAATGTATAACTAACATCTCGCACTGGGTCGTCTTTGATTTTTACTTGTGCTTTGTTCGTTACTTTACTTAGTTTCGATTTTGTCTGGTGTAACATCAATTATGTTTTTTGCTTCGCCAATTTTAGACTCTAATTCCTCTAGTCTTTTTTCTAATTGGTCTCTACTCATTCCTTCCAAAGTTGAATGGGTTATCTGTTTGTGGTCTACATATAATCCTGCTAATTGACCAGAACGATATTCCGCATTAATTGATGCAGTAAATTGTCCTTTAGCAGAAGATTGGTCTCGTAAATCATCTAGTATTTTGTATCTTCTTAATTTATCTTTCTCATACTTTTCTTTTTCTTCTAACAACTTCTTTTCCATGTATCGGCAAACATGAGGGTTTGTATCTGGGTTCGTTAACTTCGATGCAAGGACAAAGGCACTTTCTCTTGTCTTAGGAGTGTAACCAGCTTCTAACAATGCATCGGTCTTTGTTATCTTACCCCACTTCATAACAAGTATATCAATGAACCTTTTTTGTTTGTCTGTAAGGTCTTTAGTTGTACGAACCAATTTACTTCTTTGAGGCATCACGAATCACTTTCTATTTCTAAAAATACTATATAGCACTTCCTTAGAAAATAAAAATAAAAAAAAAATTTGCACGAAAAACAATCCTAGAAACAGTATTTTTCCCAAAATCTAGGAATTTTTCCCAAAATTTTCCCAAAACTTTTTCTCTGTAATGGTATATTTTCTGGGTTTTTTTCCATTTTCCCAGAAATATGGTCTCCTTAGAACTTTTTTTTATTTTTTTTTTTCTAAGCAACGACTATATAGGGAAATTGGGAATCTAGGAAATCTAATTGTTTGACTATGTGATACGATTTGATATACTTATTATATAACAAAGGAGAAAAGAAAATGACAAAATTTAAATTCGAAAAAATAGATACAACTTTCAAAAGTAAAAATTATACTGGAGATGAATTTGTTGATAAAGGAGCAATGGTTTATGAATATGAATTTCTTAAAGACCATATTGAAAAAGGTAAAATATATCTTACTGAGCAAGAAAAAGAAATATGGTCATATATAAAAGATATAGTAGTTGACCTTAAAGTTAGAAGGTTAAAAGATAGTCATATTGCTGGTAAGTTCAAGGATTATGTATGGAAAACCATAGAGCATAGAAAGTCACCTACTAACTATGGTTATGCTAATGAAGGTGGTTATACTGATGTTTACCCATATGAAATAGTTAAAGTAGTTAGCGAACAAACTATAGAGGTAAGAAGATTAGATGCAGAAAAAGATAGTTCAGTAGAACTTAAATGGGTATCTGGTGGTTTTGCTGGACATTGTGTAAATCAAAATGAACAGAAATGGATTTATAAGTCTAATGAAAATAATCCTTCTCAAAGAATTAGAAGAAGAAAAGATGGTTATTTTTATTCAGGTCATAATACTAGATTTTATCTTGAGTTTGCACCAAGAAAATTTCACGACTACAACTTTTAAACTAGGGGGTGTTTAATTACACCCTCTTATTAATGAGGAGAAAATAAATGAATAGATACGAAGATTATGTAAGACAACAATTTAAAAAATTAGATAATACGATTTATGGTTTTGGTATAGTAATTTCAGATGGCAATGGAAACAGAACTAATAGAATGGAACTAACACCACAAAAAGCAAAATTGATAATTAAAATTTTAAAAGAAATTAAGGAGAAATAAATGACTACAGATTATGACTTTATAATTAATGACAGTGGAAGTGTTGTAGAGTTTATTCCGCAATCTACTGAGGCAGAATATTTTTGGGAAAATAAAGTTGATGCAGAGTTAGGTTTTTTTGCTGAGAAAAATTATGCCAATGATATTTTATGTGGTATTCTTACAGAAGGATTAAGTTATAAATTAAATACTTTATGGAGATAGTCATGAGCAAATATAAAAGTTTGTTGATGGATAGAGAACAAGAATTAGATTGTAGGATTTATCTATTCACAAAACGAAAAGATAAAGTAGCAAAACTATTTAAAACTTTACCGCCATCAGTTTGGTCACACAATTTTTGGATGGAAGTAGGTATTAAATTGGAAAAAGAAATTAAGCTAATGAAGTTGGAGAAAACTAATATTAGTTATTGATATTCCTTACTAGTCATAGTAAGGTTTCTATGGTCGTTTTTTTTAACGATTCCTTTGTTGCACTGACCAGTTTTGTCGCTGGTCGGTGCGTTTAGTTAGGAAGTCATGGAAAAGAATTTATGGTATCAACTTAACTTACTTCAAAAACAAGATAAGGCATGGCATATGACAAGGATAGAAAGCTCTACAATAAACGGAATACCAGATGTTCATGCATGTGTGAATGGCAGTTCATTCTGGTTAGAGTTAAAGTCAAATGAAGATAAGAATTTTGGTTTATCTAAATATCAAATCATTTGGCAAATAGATTACATCAATGCAGGTGGTTTAGTTTACAACTTAGTTTTCGCACCCTCGCAGAGGCTGCTCAAACTTATGAGAATTTTGCCCTCGATGTTCACTTTTTGTTCTGGAAAAGAGGACAAGGTCGAGAGGTTCGAGGTGCTTGACACAGTAAAATACAACAGCGAAAACTTATACAAAATAATTAAGTCGATTCCGATTCGAAACAGCTAGTTCGCATAACATACATTATGTTAAAAAAAGCCATATGTTCTTGGTTTGTTCTCCATGCATCGGTAAAGAAGGCTCATGGTAATTTTGCAACTGGTCAAGCATTTTTTTTATTTTTTTTAGGGTCGCAAAAATTTATGTTACTGCATATGCGTGTATAGGTTAAGTAAGATACATATATATAAGAACTAAACATCTAAATTTTTTTATGATATAAATATTGCATGAGTGAAACAGAACATCTAACTACTGATAGATTAAGATTACAAGTTGAAAAATTACATATTGAACATATAAAACTTTGCCAAGATAATTTTTTATATTTTGTTCAAGAGATGTGGCAAGATTTTATTTGCAGAAAAGAAAAAGAAAAAAGCAAATGGGGTCATCATCAAATCATAGCAAATGAATTTACAAAAATAGCTTCTGAAAGAAAAGGAAGGCTCATAATAAATATGCCACCTAGACATACTAAATCAGAATTTGCATCTGTGTATTTTCCAGCATGGATAATAGGGAAGTTTCCAAAATTAAAAATTATGCAAGTATCACATAATACAGAACTTGCTGTACGATTTGGAAGTAAGGTTCGAAACATAATTGATTCTTCTGAGTACAAACAAATTTTTGGAGATGTAAAACTTCGTGAGGACTCCAAAGCAAAAGGAAGATGGGAAACTAATCAAGGTGGAGAATATTATGCTGCTGGTGTTGGAGCATCGATAACAGGTCGTGGTGCGGATTTATTAATTATTGATGACCCACATACGGAACAAGATTCTATGTCCGACTTAGCTATGGAACGAGCATATGATTGGTATACATCAGGACCTAGACAGAGATTACAACCAGGTGGTTCAATTTTATTAGTTATGACACGATGGGCAGAGGATGATTTGACTGGTAGATTATTGAAGGCTCAAAAAGAACCCAAAGCTGATTCATGGCAAACAATTTCTTTTCCAGCTATCTTACCAGATGGTAAACCAGTGTGGTCAGAATATTGGGAACTATCTGAATTAGAAAAAATAAAAGCATCTTTACCAGTTCGTAATTGGTCAGCTCAATACATGCAAGAACCAACATCCGAGGAAGGTGCGATTATAAAAAGAGAATGGTGGCAACCTTGGAAGGAAGAACACATACCTAATTTAATTCATGTCATACAAAGTTATGATACTGCGTTTAGTAAAAAAGAAACTGCGGACTATTCAGCGATTACAACTTGGGGAGTTTTTTATCCAGACGAAGTAACACCGAATATAATTTTGTTAGATGCGATACGAGGTAAATATGATTTTCCAGAATTAAAAGTTGTCGCTATGGATGCGTATAAATATTGGGAGGCAGAAAGTGTAATTATAGAACAGAAAGCAAGTGGTGAACCTTTAACACAAGAATTTAGAAGAATGGGTATACCAGTGATACCTTTTGTACCAAGTAAGGGTAACGATAAGTTTGCGAGAGTAAATGCAGTAGCACCATTATTTGAAAGTGGTGCAGTGTGGTTTCCTTACGGAGAAAGTTTTGCAGATGCAGTGATAGAAGAATGTGCAAGTTTTCCTCATGGTGCGAATGACGACTTTGTAGATAGCATGACACAAGCAATGCTTCGGTATAGACAAGGCAACTTTGTTGAACTATACTCGGACTATGTAGACAATGAGGATTTACCTCCAAAGGAGTATAGTTACTACTAATGATTACCAAAATAAAAAATATATTTAAAAAAATTAAAAGAAGGCTCTTTGGAAAATTGTGCGAGTGTATGCCAAAGAAGAAAAGTAAAAGAGGGAGACCTAAAAAAAAATGACTGTTTATCCAAAAGGCTCAAGAGCAAGAGATTTAGTAGAACAAGATAATCCTACTGGTTATCCAATAGGCTCTGAAGCAGATAAAATTGTAAGAGCTGAAAGAAGATTAAAAAGAAAAAATAAAAAAAAAATTACTACTAGAGACAGTTACCAACCAAAAAGTAAAGTAACAAAACCTAAAAAAGATAATGGTGCAAGTTTTTCAGAAAAGTTAGGAGCATTTACAAAAGTCACTGGCATAGACCCAATACAAAATTTATTAGAAGGACCTAGTCGACCAGACATAGATGCACCAGATTTAACAAATGAAATAAGAGCTAGAGTAGAACAACAAAAAGCAAGAATAGCTTCTGCACCAAAAATGTTTCCTATGTATTATGAAAGAGCTAATAAGGGTAAATTTTTTAACAAGTCCGTAAAAGCAAAATGCAAATTAGGTAGAAATAAAAAAACAAAGATATACTAATGGATGAAGAAAACACACAAATTAATGAGGAGGTGACTGATGAAGAAGTTACTGAAGAAACTCCAGTCGTTGACGAAGAAGTTGATGTTGAAGTTAAAGAACCTTCTGAAGAAAACGAAGAGAGCCAAGAAGAAAAAATAAAAGAGTTAGTTGATGAAGTAAAAATATTTTATTCTAACTTAGCCGAGGATATGGATGAAAGAGTTCTTGGAAGAATTTCAAGTGAACTAATATCAGATTACAAAAAAGATAAAGAGAGTCGAAGTGACTGGGAAAAGTCTTATACCTCTGGGTTAGACTTATTGGGGTTTAAGTACGACAATGAGAGTAGACCATTTCAAGGTGCGAGTTCCGTTACACATCCACTACTTGCAGAATCTGTAACACAGTTTCAAGCTCAAGCCTATAAAGAATTGTTACCTTCTGATGGTCCTGTTCGTACTCAAGTGGTAGGGGAGCAAACCAGAGAAAGAGAAGACCAAGCTCAACGAGTCAAAGAGTTTATGAATTATATGATAATGGAACAGATGGAAGAGTATACTCCAGACTTTGACCAATTATTATTTTATTTACCATTAGCTGGTTCTGCGTTTAAAAAAATATATTATGATGAAGTGATGCAAAGGGCGATTGCTAAATTTATACCAGCAGAAGATTTAATAGTTCCCTACTATGCAACCGACTTAAAAGATTGTGAACGAATTACTCATGTTGTGAAGATGAGTGAAAATGACATATTAAAAAAACAACGCACAGGTTTTTATAGAGATGTTGAAATTTTACCTAGTCGCATGGATGACGATGCGGTGCAAGAAAAATATGATTCTATAGAAGGAGTGAGTGCGAGTGCAGATAAAGAATACCAGTTTAATATTTTGGAGATGCATGTTGATTTAGATTTAGAAGAGTATGAATCAGAAGTCTCAGAAAAAAATATTAAAGTACCTTACATCGTAACGATTGATGAAGGTTCACAAGAAGTGTTAGCTATCTATCGTAACTACGATATGAACGATGCGTTAATGAAAAGAAAAGAATATTTTGTACATTACAAGTTTTTACCCGGTCTTGGGTTCTATGGCTTTGGTTTAATACACATGATTGGTGGATTATCAAAAACTGCAACTGCTGCATTGAGACAATTATTAGATGCTGGTACTTTGAGTAATTTACCTGCTGGTTTTAAGTCAAGAGGTATGCGAATTAGGGATGATGACCAACCTTTTCAACCAGGTGAGTTTAGAGATGTTGATGCACCAGGTGGTAATATCAAAGACCAATTTCAAATTTTACCATTTAAAGAGCCAAGTTCTGTTTTATTTTCATTGTTAGGGTTTGTTGTACAAGCTGGACAAAGATTTGCAGCTATAACAGACAATGCGATAGGCAACGATGCACAAAATAGAGCAGTTGGAACGACTATTGCCCTCTTGGAACGAGGCTCAAGGGTCATGAGTGCTATTCACAAACGATGTTACTATGCAATGAGACAAGAATTTCGTCTTTTAGCTAGTATTTTTGGTACATATTTACCACCAATCTATCCATATGCTGTGTATGGCGGTAATCGACTGATAAAAGTAGCAGATTTTTCACCAGAAGTGGATGTAATACCAGTTGCTGACCCAAATATCTTCTCAATGGCTCAAAGAGTCACACTTGCACAGACACAATTACAGATTGCACAGTCAAATCCACAATTACACAATGTTCGAGAAGCATATAGAAGGGTATACGAAGCATTAGGCACGAAACAAATTGATAGTTTGTTAAAACCAGAAAGAATAGAACAACCTTTAGACCCAGCTATTGAAAATGCAATGGCATTACGCATGGAAATACCAAAAGCATATCCTGAACAGAACCACGATGCACATATAATTTCACATACTGCATTTATTAAGAGTAGAATGGTACAAATTAATCCCATGGTGTATGCGTTATTACAAGCACATATTATGGAGCATGTATCGTTTAAAGCTAGAGCTTTAATATTACAAGAATTACAAGCCAAACCAGAAACATTAAAGTTACAACAAGATAATCCAGAAGCATTTTTGGTGATAACGGAATCTTTGGTTGCTGATAAGATTGCACAATTAGTTTCTGAGTTACAATTATTAGAGGGAGCTGATGAAAAGAAAGACCCACTAGTTCAACTTAAACAACAAGAGATGGATTTACGAGCTTTAGATATGCAAAGAAAAATTCAAGAGCATGTAGACATTGAAGAAAGAAAGATGGGAGAGTTTGAACAGAAACTTGATTTAGAAAAAATGAAACGAGAAGATAGTGAAGAACAAGGTGAAGAAAGAATACGAATAGCAGAAGAAAAATTAAAAGTAGCAAAGGAAAAAAATGAGAAGAAATAAAGCACTACCACCGAAACGAGGTCCTAACCCTCAAGGTCTTAAAAAAGGTGACTTACTAAATATTGGTTGTCCTCATCGTGAAAATGGTGTACAAGGAAGTGATATTAAGGGAGTGAAACCAATACAAGTGAAAGGTAAAAAGTTTATCGGTGTTTTGTGATAGATGGTGATTCATCAGAATACAATTTTATAACCGAAGAAATACAAAAATTAAAACTCGACCCAGTAGTGTTAACTTGTGAAATAGGTTTGCGTAGGGGGTTGGGTTCTAAAACTATTATGGATGCGGTTATTAGTCAAGGTGTTGAGCATTATCGACATGTTGCCATAGACCCTTATGGCGATTTAAAATATAAACATTACGATGACAAAGACCCTTATGTTTGTGATTACAATGACCAAATGCGAATAGAAACTGTGAGAGAATTATACAAATATAAACAGTTTGCTTACTTTGAATTTTTAGATGAGTATTACTTTGAAACTATGAAGAAAGGTTACCCTATAACAATCAATGGTAATGTGTATCTCAAAGAAACATATAATGTTGTACACTTGGATGGACCTCATACTTCTGAAGCAGTGCATAACGAGATAAATTTTTTTGCTTCACGAATGACTGATAATAGTTTATTAATAATAGATGACCATGATACCATGAACTTACAATCGGTACGATGGTTTTTAAAAAAGATTGCATTTGAAGAAGTACGAAAAGGAGAAAGAAAATTAATTTTTAAAAGGAGTACATAATGGCACTAACAGCACTCATAGGTCCAGCTACAAAACTAATAGGAAAATTTGTAAGAGACAAAGATAAAGCAGCACAATTAAGTCATGAAATTTCTACTATGGCAGAAAAACATGCACAAGAATTAGCTCTTGCTCAAATAAAGTTAAACACAGAGGAAGCAAAAGGTAATTGGTTTCAATCATCGTGGAGACCCTTGTGCGGATGGATTTGTGCGTTATCGCTAGGTATAAATTTCATGGTGGCTCCGATTTGTGCTGGATTTGGTATTACTGTTCCTCAAGCGGACATGTCAATCATGATGCCGCTTTTGCTCGGAATGTTAGGAATCGGAGGATTACGCAGCCTAGACAAAATAAAAAAAGTAGATACTAAAGTTATAAAAAAATGAAAAATGGCAAAAAAAACAAAACACTTTGTTAAGTTAGAAACAAAAAAAATTAGAAGAAGATTTAAAGATAAACGATTGAGGCATAGAAAAAAACTAGGACCTAAAAGTCATTTAAGAATAGCATGATACCTTTTCCAAACAAAAAATATAATATCATATATGCTGACCCACCTTGGAGCTTTAATACATATTCAGATAAAGGCAAAGATAAAAGTGCAGACAATCATTATGAATGTCAGGATTTAGAATGGATAAAAAATTTACCTGTAACAAAAATAACACAAGATAATTGTTTGTTATTTATGTGGGTTACCTTTCCAACATTACCAAAAAGTTTTGAAGTTATATCTAGTTGGGGTTTTCAATATTCTACTTGCGGTTTTGTGTGGGTGAAAGCAAATAAAAATTATAATAAAAAACAATTAACTTTTGTAAAAGAAGAAAAGTTTGATGCTTTTTGGGGATTAGGATATTGGACAAGAGCCAATGCAGAATTATGTTTAATAGCAAAAAAAGGTTCTATAGAAAGACAATCACGAGGAGTGCATCAAATAGTATATGAGCCAATACAAGAACATAGTAGAAAACCAGATTGTGTAAAAGATAAAATAATACAACTTTGTGGAGACTTACCTAGAATAGAATTGTTTGCTAGAAGAGAAACACAAGGTTGGGATGTATGGGGGAATGAGGTATGTACGACATAGATACTTTATTAGGAATAAAAAAAATGATACAAAAAGAAATACAAGTAGCAAAAGATAATATTATTTACAGTGTAGACACAGTAGAAAATTTACAGTATGCTAGAGGCAAACTCAATGCATTAGAAGCATTGCAACAGGATATTATGAACCTGCAAAAAAATGAGGAATGATGACACTAATAACACCTAGAATTTATAAAAAAAATTCAAAAGACATTTTAGTTCCAAAAGGCACAAAACAAACAGAAGAATACTTACAAGTTATACCTAATCCAGTTGGGTATAGAATATTAGTAAGACCCTATAAAGCAAAAGAAAAAACAGAAGGTGGTGTAATACTTTCTGATAAGACAGTTGAAACAATGGAGATGACAACTGTAGTAGGTTTAGTTATTAAGATGGGGGATTTGTGTTACAAGGATAAAGAAAGGTTTCCAAATGGTCCTTGGTGTAAAGAAGGACAGTTTGTAATTTATGGTAGATATTCTGGAGCAAGGTTTAAAACTAAGTATGGCGAACATAGAATATTAAATGATGACGAAATCATAGGCACTATAAAAAAACCAGAGGACATCCTCGCATTATTTTAAGGAGATAAAATGGCACAACAAAAATTAGAATTAAATAGAGAAGATGAAAAAGTTTCCGTAGGAGAAGATGCACACGAGGAACAATCACTAGATGTAAAACAAGAAAAAGATACAACACAACCTGAATTAGAAGAAGTTGATTTAGGATATACTGACCCTAACAAAAAAGATACAGACTCTAAAATTGTAGAAAAAAAAGAAGAACCAGAAAAAGCAACTGATTTAAATGAAATCTCTGGCACAGTACAAAAAAGAATTGACCAACTAACGAGAAGATATAGAGAAGCCGAAAGAAGAGAAAAAGCTGCTTTAGATTATGCAAAGGGGTTACAAGATAAATATAGTAAGGCAGAAAAAACATTAAATGTTGTTGACGACAATTATATAAAAGAATTTGATGCAAGAATAGATGCACAAAGGGAGCAAGTGAAAAGTAATTTAAAAGCAGCTATTGAAAATAATGATAGTGAAAAAATTATGGAAGCAAATGATTTGTTAACTAAGTTAGCTGTAGAAAAAGAAAAATCTAGAATACTCGTAGAACAAAAAAAAGAACAAGCAACAAAACAAACGCAAGAAAAAGAAGCACCACAACCAGTGGAGCAACCATCACAACCAGTAAAACAACCTTCACCTAGAGCCAAAGAGTGGGCAGATGAAAATTCGTGGTTTGGGCAAGATAAAGTAATGACAAGTGCTGCTTATGGAATACATGAAGATTTAATCGCCCAAGGGTTTGACCCAGAGAGTGAAGATTACTATACTGAAATTAATTCAAAGATGAGGAACTACTTTCCTCAAAAGTTTGAAAAAGAACAACGACCTCCTCAAACTGTCGCATCGGCAGGTAGAAAACAAGAAGGTCGCAGAACTGTGAAGCTCACTCGTTCACAGGTAGCAATAGCTAAAAAACTTGGAGTGCCGTTGGAAGAATACGCAAAATTTGTAAAATAGGAGTTCTTTATGGACAAAACAAACAGAAACTCACGAACATCTACAGTGAGAGAAACACGAAAAAAACAGTGGATGCCACCATCTAGTTTAGATGCACCTCCTGCACCCAATGGTTATAAACATCGTTGGATTAGAACTGAGACTATGGGTCAAGATGATACAGCTAATGTGTCAAAAAGACAAAGAGAAGGATGGGAGTTTGTTAGAGCCGAGGAGATTAAAAATCAAATTGGTGAACATGACTATCCAGTAATTAGTGAAGGAAAATATCAGGGTCTAATTGGAGTTGGTGGACTCGTTTTGGCGAGAATACCTGAAGAGATTGTTGAACAACGCAAAAATTATTTTAAAGAAAGAACTTCAGACCAAATGAAGGCAGTTGACAATGATATTCTAAGGGAGCAACGACCTGAGATGCCTATTAATGTTGATAGACAATCTCGTGTCACTTTTGGTGGTGGTCGTAAAACCTAAATTTTACAATCACCGTATTTGTTAATTATATTGCACATAAGAGGAGAAAATTATGGCGAATGTAGTAGAAAAATTTGGTCTTAGACCTTATAAGAATCTAAATGGTGCGTCATGGAATAATGCTCAAAATAGGTACACAATAGCTAACAACTACGGAACTGCGATTTTTCAAGGGGATATGGTTATTCCTGTTACTGCTGGTAATATCGAAAGACATACCGCAGGAAACGCAACTCCAATAGTTGGTGTATTTAATGGGTGTTTTTACACAGACCCAACAACTAAGAAACCAACATTTAGCAATCACTATCCCGGTAGTATAGCTGCCGATGATATTGTTGCTAATGTTATAGACGACCCAAGCACATTATTTTTAATTGATGCTGACGAAAGATTTGAAAGAAGCGATTTATTTACAAACTATAGTGTAACTAATGTTACTGGTAATACAGACACTGGTATCTCTAAAGTTCAGTTAGATGTATCTGCAACTAGCACATCTTTTACTTTTGCATTAATGGCAGTAGACATCAGTCAAGACCCTAACAATTCAGATGTTAGTGCTGGTACTACTAATAATAATGTGATTGTTCGTATTCAAAATCATTTTTATCAGCGAAACAATGTCGCTGACACAGGAGTATAAATCATGGCAATATCTAGAAGTCAATTAGTTAAAGAGTTAGAGCCAGGTTTAAATGCCTTGTTCGGACTCGAATATAATCGTTATGAAAATGAACATGCTGAAATCTTTACTACAGAAACATCTGACAGAGCTTTTGAAGAAGAAGTAATGTTAAGTGGTTTTGGTTCTGCACCTGTAAAATCAGAAGGTGCGAATGTGGTATTTGACCAAGCTAATGAGGCTTTCACAGCGAGATACACACACGAAACTATCGCATTAGCATTTGCAATTACTGAAGAAGCTATTGAAGATAACTTGTATGACAGACTAGCTGGTCGATATACAAGAGCACTAGCTAGAAGTATGGCAAACACCAAGCAAGTAAAAGCTGCTAATGTATTAAACAATGCTTTTGACAGTAACTTCAAAGGCGGTGATGGAAAAGAGTTGTGTTCTTTATTACATCCATTAGCTAATGGTGGTGTAATAGAAAACACCCTTAACACCGCAGCAGATTTAAGTGAAACATCTTTAGAGCAATCTTTAATTGATATTTCAGCTTTCGTAGATGAAAGAGGATTAAAGATAGCAATGCAAGGTGTTAAGCTAATAGTTCCAAAAGAACTACAGTTTACTGCTGAAAGAATTTTAAAGTCACCACAAAGAGTCGGTACTGCTGATAATGACATTAATGCTATGGCAAACATGGGTATGATACCTCAAGGCTATAGAGTTAATCATTATCTAACAGACACTGATGCTTTCTTCATTATGACAGATGCACCTAACGGACTAAAACAATTTGTTAGAAGTCCTATTAAGACTGCAATCGAAGGAGACTTTGATTCTGGTAATGTAAGATTTAAAGCAAGAGAAAGATATTCTTTTGGGTTCTCAGACTTCAGAGGAATTTTTGGCTCACCTGGTGCAGCTTAATCTCTTTATATAATCGGTTGAAAAGAAGGGGTCTTAATGACCCCTTTTTTTATTTGTTCTCTTCTTTTTTTTCTCTAGCATTATCGTATTCAATAATCATATTACGAATGAAACTAGAATATTTATTAACCATATCTTCGTTATAAGTTTTTTCCCACATATCAATTATTTCTTTTAAAGTAAATTTCATTTTAATCTCCTAAAGTTTTACGACTTGATAAATTTTCTTGGTCTTAGGTTTAACTATTAAATAGTTTTCAATAGCCATTCTTGCTCTAACACCTTTACCTATAAAAATAGCTCTTGGTAAATAATTCTTAGAAGCATATTTCAAACCAGCTTTCAATTCCCTATCTTCATATTGTGGTAATACTTTTTTCAACTTATAAAATGTATTGTTACCTTTTTCTATATATGGTTTTATATCTAAAGCTACTCTTTCTTTAAATGCTTTAGTTAACTTCATGGTTCTTTGTTTGTCGTTTATAAACATGTTTACCTCCACTTATTTATAAATTTTTCTAACTGTCTTTTTTCTCTCATGATGGTTTTGTATTCTACATCCCCTTCTTCATAACCAAAAATATCTTCTAAATTTTCATTAGCCATATCCAATCTGTTCTTGGCTTCAGCTATAATAATATTTTTAGTGTAGTAACCTAACATACCTTCAAATGAACCATCATGAAATCCACATTCATGGTCAACTTCTTGTAGTTGATTTACTAACTCATCTACTTTCATTGCGTCTTTTAATACTTCTTTTAACATATTTAACTCCTTTGTTGTTATATAGTATTATAGCATACTGACCATCAAAGTCAAAAAGCCTAGTTTTCTGCATATTTAAAAACTAAAAAAAAGTAAAAAGATGTGATATTTGATACCTAAACCGAATCGATTCGTATTTTTTTTAATTTAACAAAATTGTGAAAATGTAGGTTTTCTGCACCTTATATAGGTATATTTGCAAATCACATTATATTACATTATGATAATATTATAAACAAAGGATAAACATATGACAAAAAAAAATTATAAAAATATTATATTTACTAAAAGTAAAAGAGGTGGTTATGAAGCTAATATTAGTGATGAACTTTTTAACAAAGGCTATTACATTTATAAAGAATTAAAATATACTGGTAGTAGACAACTATGGGTCTTGATGAAAGGTCATACTAATGAATTAAAAGTTAGTTCTACTTTAAGTAATCTTGACTGGTGGATAAGTAAAAACCTGACTAGCTAACTGTAAAAATAAACTAAATCAAAAGAGGACTTACATAGTCCTCTTTTTTTTTGTATACTGTTATTACCAAGAATTAATAACGGATATAGACTGGCTTGGCAGACAACCCTAGAGGACTATATCTACAACTAGGAGAAAATTATGGGAACTACAACTTTTTCAGGTCCAGTCCGTTCTGAAAACGGATTTCAAACTATAACAAAAAACGCAACCACTGGTGCAATCACTGTAACTAGTGGAGATAAGATGACAGTGGAAGCTACTGGTGGTGCAGGTATTGAGGGCACAGCAGCAGTTTATGTTACACAAGTAAATAGATTAAAAAGCGATGTCACTACAAATGTTAATATTGTAGAAACTAAAATTATGATTGATTTGACTGGTCTTAAAGATGGAGGCACTGCTGGTGATATTATCGGTAAAGATGGAGCTGGTGTTGCTTTTATTGGGCA